AACCCAAGAAGAAGAAAAAGAAGAAGCCAAAACGTAAAGCAAAGAGAAAATCCAAAGAAGATGAGGACGAAGATGAGGATGAGGAAGAGGATGAAGAAAATGAAGATGACGAAAATGAGGATGACGAGGACAAGCACGAGAAAGAAATCAGTGATATATTAGACAGGCTCAAAAAGGGCAAAGGCAAAAAGAAGGGGAAGAAAAAAAAGAAAGACGAAGATGACGATGATGATGATTAGTGAAAACAAAGGCTGGCTTTGTAACAATTGGTAGGAGCAGAGGTGAGCAAGGACATTAAGAAGGCAATTAACAATCTGGCCAAAGCTGTTCGCAAGAAGTTTGCGAAGAGTAAAACTGAAATTGGCGTTGGCTTGACTTCGCTCCCAACGGTGAAACGATGGGTGCCTACTGGATGCCCGCCATTTGATGTGATACTTGGCGGTGGTGTTCCATGCGGGAGAATCATTGAGATATACGGCGATGAGAGTCAGGGCAAATCCGCCATTGGCGAGGCCATTCTTGCCTCAGCCCAGCAACACGGGGCAGTCCCTGTTTTGATAGACACTGAGTATTCCTTGGAAGAGCAGAAGGCAGAACGCTGGGGCATGGATTTACAAAGAATCCTGCCTGTCTATCCTGACACGATGGAAGATTGTTTTGAGACTATCGCCACCATAATAGCAACCCAAAGAGAGTTAGGAACGCCAACAGTGATAGTTTGGGACACTTTGGCTGCCACTCCGACAAGAAAAGAGTTGGAGGCAAAGTATGATGACGAGACACCTGCTCGACAAGCAAGGCTGATGTCCAAAGCTCTCAAGAAAGTCTATCAAGATATAGCTCGAACCAAGACTGCGCTTGTTGTGCTTAATCAGACACGCAAGAAAATTGGAGTGATGTTTGGTTCCAAAAAGACCACGCCAGCAGGAAAAGCATTGCGATTTTATGCGGCAGCGAGAGTTGAAATCAGAATTAGGAAAAGATTGAAGAAAGGCGATATTGTCATTGGGATTGAGACAGAACTCCGTACTGTAAAGAATAAACTCATTGCGCCATTGAAGAAATGCGTGGCGAACATCTATTTCCAGACAGGGTTACATCCAGCCGAATCATTATTGTTTTCTCTCAAAGAAGTAGACCGTGCCAAAATCAAAGACAACAAAGTTGTGATTGAGGGAAGTTCATTTGACAAAGATGAGTTGATGGAAGAGATGTACAGTGATGAAGAATTAATGCTTCATCTTCAGGAAATGTTCAAGAATGAGACGTTCCAGTAAACAAACTGCGAGTGCTAAGTGGGTGGCGATGATAGCTGGTTATCAACCAACCAAAAGAAAAACTTGGCGACAGCCCAAAGTCAAAGAACCAGAACCAAAAAGAATCATAGTGATTGATGGGAACAATATGCTGTGGAGAGGATTTTATGTTAGCTCTGGGCCGCTTGGAGCAGTTTACAGTTTCATTCGACAATTGGGGCATCAAATAAAAAAGTTCGATGCCAAGCGCTGTTACATCTGCTGGGATGGTAAGTTTGGAAGCAAACGTCGAAAGGAATTGTATCCAGAATATAAGCAAGGTAGAGAGAAACAGCATCTGGATTTCAAGACTTTCTATGACCAGTTTCCTTTGCTCCGAAAGTTGTTGAGGTTTCTTAGTGTAATTCAGGTTGAGCATCCAGAGTTGGAAGCAGATGACTCCATGGCAAGTATTGTAAATCTTCATTTTGAAAAAACAGAGCAATATGTCCTGATTACTTCTGACAAGGATTTGCTTGCTCAGGTGAAAGAGAAAGTTTCTGTCTACCAGCCGGTCAAAGAAAAACTCATCACAAGCAAGAATTTCAGTGTAGAGTTTGGGCTGACTCCAGAACAGTATTTTCAATTCAGAGTTCTGTCTGGTGATGCTTCAGATAAACTGAAGGGAGTCCTTGGCCCAAAAGGTGCTATGTGGGTGATTCAAAATTTCGGTACCATTGATAAATTCCTTGACGCTTTGGAGAAAGCGAAGCAGAAGGGCGGCAAGACGCTGGTTAAAAAGAAGAATCGTGGCTTACATAAAATCCAAGAAAGAATAGCGGAGCATGAACGGGTTCTGAACCAGAAGAAGTTTGCGAGCGTTGATTCGCCTGAGAAGGTTGAAGCATTGAAAAGAAATTTGGAATTGATGAATCCTAAATTAGTCAACCTTGACTCCTACTTTGAGCGTGGGCAGTTGAGAGAAGAAAGGCTCAAGCGTATATTTCTCAAAGCTGGTTTTGTTTCATTGCTTGCTCCATATTGGGGCAATTTTATTTCTCGCTTCAGGGAATTGGAGACTTAGTGGCTAAGAAGAAAAGAAAGAAAGACCCCAAGAAGCAAGCGATTGGGAAGAGCAGCAGGAACAAGGGTCAGAGGTATGAACGGAAGTGGGTGCACATGTTGAGAGAATTCCATTGTGATTTGACAGCCAAACGCAATCTCTCAGAAACCAGAGACCCTGACCTTGACATCGAGACATCACTTCCTTGGGCTTTTCAAGTTCGAAGTGGTGAAGGCGTATCAATCTGGAAAGCTCTTGAAGAGGCACAAGTTGGGCAAAAGAAAAGAAACAAAAGGTGGGCAATGGGGGTTATCTTTGAAACAAGACCAAAGGGCAAAAGAAAGGGCAACCCGCCATTCCCGCCTTTTGTTGTTGCACCGCTCGATGAGTTCGTGGAGTTTTTCGAAGAAGCATGTAGAATCAAAGATTCAAAGATTATTGAAGTCACCAAAGCCAAACCTGCTTTGAGACAGCTGATTAGGGATACTGAATTCTCATCAGATTCAGATTGGTTTACTACTGCTATCTTTGTTTTGGATATTGAAGGCAGGCCAGCTGCTGTTGGTTTGTTTGCTGCCCAGTTTTTATTCTTGGTACAATTTTGGTTAAAGGAGCAGAAATGAATGTTGTGGCTTGTGACATTTGTAAATCAACTGATAATGTGAAGTGTATTGATATTCCTGCGGGCAAGACCACAAGGATTCCAGGCATAAGTTACAAACATGCTGACTTATGCCCAAAGCACATGAAGATGGCAGTACAGGAGATGTTTCGCTGTGCTGGGAGCTTAACAGGTTGCCCCACCAAGCTTGGGAAGTTGTTCTTCAAATGGGTTCAGAAAAACAAAGCAAATTGAAGAAGGAGAGGACATGAGCCAAATAGAAAAAGTAGTTGAAAAAGACAGGGACAGAATTGTCATGAAGAATGAAGAATCTCTACAACTTATGCTGCGAAAGAATAAAGACTATGGCTCATCTTTCAGGACTGGTGGCTATCTCGGCTGTTTCATGGACATGAGGAGTGTCTTCAGCCGTTTGATTCAAATGACTTATAAAGGATTCAATGAGAACAAGTGGAACAAGGCCAAGCTCAGAGATAAGCTCCAAGACATAAGGAACTTTGCAGTGCTTGCTGAGATTTGTTTGGATGAAGATTTGTTCATGGGTGCAGAAGATTCTGATAAAGAGCTTTTTATCAATCTTGAGGAAGCAGCAGAGAAATTCCCTGAGAAGATGTCGAAAGCTGAGACAACTGTTATGTCTCCTATTGTTGCTTCTGATTATCAACCAAGAAAGATTGGAACTGATGCCGACAATGAGAGCAAACTGATTCAGGGCACGTGCGAAGGGAAGAAGAAAAAAGCTTGGCTAAGAAAAGAACAATACTCCAAATTGAATCATGGGTGTCTTGATGCAGGAGTCAAAAATATCTCAATCCGCCTTACTGATTATCCGCAAAGGGAAAGATTCGAAAAGAACTTAGCAAGAATTCTTGCTGCACCTTTCGGTAACTATCCCAGCAGAGAATTCACTGAGGAAGAAATTAAGTCTGCTTGGGAGAAGTTATCTTCATTTTATTCTGTTGCCGCGCCACTTCAATTTGCTGTAGTTGAATTTGAACTTTCAGGAGTATCCAGAACCCTGACCCACCAACTGGTCAGGACAAGATTAGCATCTTATATGCAACAGACAACAAGAGTCTGTTATGCTGGAGACAAATTTGATATCAGGATGCCTTTCTCGATTGCAAGTAGTAAAGAAGCAAGAAAGATTTTTGAAAATCTTGCTCATCATTCGAGGGAGGCATATATTGATTTATGTAATCTTGGAATCCCTCTTGAGGATGCGAGATTTGTCGCGCCAGTTGGCATTGAGACTTATATTATAGCAAGGTATCCTCTCAATATTTTCTTCCAAGTATATTCTCAGAGAGCTTGCCCGATGATGCAGTGGGAGATATGTTGGGTTGTCCGAGAGATGAAAAGATTGCTTTCAGTAGTTTGGCCTGAATTGACTAAGTTCATGAAGTTGCCTTGTGAGTTTTCGAAGAAGTGTAACAAGGCTTTGACGATAGACCAGAGAGCAGAGTTGCTTTGCAACTTTCCTTGGGCTGGAGAAGAGTAAGATGAACAGAACTCGCTGGAAGCATATTATTATAGGCTCTGGTTTGTCCGGGGCAGCCATCAAATTCTTTCTTGACAGTGAAAATACTCTGGTCTTGGAAAGGATGAGCAGGACTGGCGGGCTTTCCAAGCAAGAAGAAATCTTTGGTTGCAAAATCAATGTTGCTGGTGTTGGACACCTGCGAATATCTGATATCAATATGAAACTCATGGAAGGTCTGCTCCAGCAATTGGGATTTGCTTCTATTCTTGAAACACGAGATACAGATTCAATATATTCAGCTGTCTGGATGGATGGCAGGATTATTGACTTCCCTGTCCAATTGAATTTATACCAGTTGCCTTTCTGGCTTAGGATGAGATGTCTATTTGATGCTGTTATGGCTCTCTTCTCAAGAAAGAAAAAAGCTCCAACTAATTTCCGAGAGTGGGCAATAAGACAAATGGGCAAAACAATTGCTAACAAAGTTGTTTTGCCTCATACCTATAAGACCTATCAAGTTGACCCATCCCTGCTTGACCCAAGAAGTATAGCTGACAAAGTAGTTGGCCCAAGCTTTTGGCGCTCTGTGAAAACTATATTTGCGAAGCAACATGGTTGGAGAAGTTCAGACTCTGCGTCATCAGCAGTGTTCTACCCTATGAAAGCTTTGGGGCCGATAGTTCAAGCGATGCTGAACAAAAGCAAAGGCGAAGTTTGGACGGGGACTCGTGTCCCAGATGGTGGGATTGAAGTTGAAAAGAAACAGTTAAGAATAGAATTGGAAGATGGGCAAACAAAGAAGCTACAATTTGACAAATTGTATTCTACAATCGCTCTGCCTGGCTTGATTGATTTGATTTGGAAGCCGCCGGATGACATAAAGCTTGCGGCCAAGTATCTTGATTTCAGTATGATGTGTGAAACAGTGCTCGCGTTTGAAGGCGAGAGTCCAACAAAGGTCAGGAAGTTCTATGTGCCTAATCCGCAGTTCAGTTTTCAACGTCTCATCTTCCCAAAGAATTTTGATAGGGATTGTTGTTCAGAAGGGAAGTATGTAGTTGTCGCTGAATCCTGTTATCATAAAGGCAAAAAGAGCCTGGTGACTCAGCCGCTATTCAGGAAGTCTATAATTGAGAGAACAATCAATGATTTGGAAAGGCTTGGTATCTTTAATGCTAATAAAGTTCTGGCGGCAAAGGTTTTCTTTGTTAACCCTGCTTATATAATCCCTGACCAAAATTGTATGGTCAATCGTTTGAAGTTGATAAATTATTTGGATGACGTTGGGATTCTGCCTTGTGGTAGATTCGCGGAATGGAAAACGAGAGAAATTGACGGTAGTATCAGAAGAGCTTGGGAGCTTGCCGGTTGCCCAGAGGTGACGAAATGACAAAAGACGCAGGGAAAGTTCTGATGCACTTTGTAATGGGTTTTGTTTTTGATAGAGCTGGAGCAAATGTTGCTTTGATTCGAAAGAAGAGTCCAGAATGGATGAAAGGTTTTCTCAATGGAATAGGCGGTAAAGTGGAAGCTGGAGAGAGCCTGAAGAAAGCTATGTATAGAGAATTTGGAGAAGAGACTGGTACTTGGATTCCTGAGTATCGCTGGAAACACACACTCACTTTTATCTGTCCAGGTGGAACAGTCTTTTGCTTCATGACCAAGTTCCCTCATTTGGATTTGTTGGAAAGCAAAACTGACGAGACAGCTGTGGTAGTTCCTGTAGATGCTATTGCCCGTGTTCCCATCATGAATAATCTGCTTTGGATTATCCCACTTCAGCTGGCTGAGGCTAACTTTCCAATTCTGTTAACGCAAAATCACTTGAGCAAAGGAATCAACAAAGACAAAGAGAAGAAGTGGAAGGAGAAATGATGAGAGTTTCATTGAAACAAGGCGATGAGCAAGTAATTTATCTGGTGAAGTTTGGGTATACAGAAGAGCCATTGAGACTTGAACAGTTTGAAGGGACTCGCTTTCAAAAGCGTTTAAGAAACAAGATTAAAATGCTTGAAAAAGTATTTGCTAATGACAATGACCGCATTCGCAAGGAATTGACACGGAAATTTATTTGGTGCTCTATCTTGCGAAAGATTCCCAGTATGGATGATAGATTTGAGCTTCTGCTCAGGATGCCGGCTGTTTGTCACCAAGAAGATGAACAGTTAGGTCTGTTTGATAAGAGGATTGGGAGAAAAATTGCTTTCAAGAAAGCTGTTGATAAGTTGGTAGGCAATCAACTGGGGCTCAATCGTTTCTTCTTTGACACTTCGGAAGTTCTCGCGTTGGGTGGTTTGAAAAGAATTCGGCAAGAGTTCTGGCTTGAGTATCTTAGAACTCATTTGCTTCCCAGTTTTTCAAATATCAATGAACAGAGAAAGTATCTTTTGAGGAGGGGAAATAAGAAAAATGAAAGCTGAATTGTTGATAACTTACTTGAAAAGAAGCTTGAAGAGAAGTAAATGGACAATGGTTGATATTTATTTCTCTGAATTCTGTCATAAGTTCTGGTTGTATCTGTTTGACCATCGAAGTGGTAAAGTAAGGGATGAGACATCTGTTGGCTTCAAGGCTTTCAGCAGGAGAGTTCATTCTGCTCTACAGACTCTTGTCCGTCGAGGCTTGGCTTGGCATGTAGACTATGGTTGTTATAGGTTTGATATCAGGAAAATAAAGAAATGGCAAAAGCAATAGTCATGGCTGACCCTCACCTACACAGGCACGGCATAGACTCGCACCGTCTTGAGGATGGTTTGGCAGTTTTGAATTGCGTATCTGCTTATGCTCTTGAGAATGATATCAAATATATTTTCTATTTGGGCGACATCTTCCACGACAGGAATAAGATAGATTCAATCACTTGGTATTATGTTTTCAAAACTTTTTGGGCAATTAGGTTGAATGGTATTTGCCAATACTGGCTCGTTGGCAATCACGATTGGGTCACCAGTTTTGGTGTTCATACTCTGGAAGCATTCAAGAGAATCTGGGATGGTGTTTATGATGAGACTTCGGCTGCATCTTTCCCAGGAATTCCGAGATGGCTTGTTTTTATTCCCTTCTGTCACAACTTGGCGAAGTTCAAAGAAGAGATTGGGAAAGCTTTGAGACTTAGTTCGCCTTGGCACGACGGCAAGAAACCTTTGCTCTTCATCCATCAAGGTGTCTCTGGTTACAAAGTTGGTTCGGATTATGTACTTGAGCAAGACGTAAAATACTCAGACTTGAAACCTGATAGATTTGAGTTGATAATTGCTGGGCACTACCATAAGCATCAACAAAAGAAGAAGCTCATTTATGTTGGTTCGCCTTATCAGCTCAACTTTGGTGAGAGAGACAACGAACCAGGATTCCTTGTGTTAGATATTGAGAAAGATAAAGTCGAAACAGAATTTGTCTCATTGGACGCAGCACCGAGATTTGTGAGAATAGAAAAAGACAGCCCAAGATTGAAAGGCTTGGTGAAAGGGAACTTTGTTCAAGTAACAGATGAAGCTCTGCTCAAGAAAGTTAAGAAGCTCAAACCAAGAAAGTTGATGTTCCTGCCGAGCAAAAAGAAGAGTGTAATGAAGAAGAGACTTGAAGTCAAGCCGTCTGATTCGCTGAAGGATGTTTTGAAAGCATATGTTGGGAAGAAAGCCAAGAAGTCTGAAGAGAAAGTCTTAGCTTCGCTTGGTATGAAGATTCTTGAGGAAGCAAGATTAGATGATAGCTGAGGAGCATGATTGTGAAGCTCAAAGTCATTGTTACAAGCGGGTCAGGACAGCAGTATGAGAGAGAAGTTGAAGCAGAATTAGTCTTGCCCGGCTTAGCAGTCTCTCGTGCTCTTTTTGGGCCGAAGTGTAGGATTAGCGGAAAAGTAAGGACTTGGGATTTAACACATGTTGCTACAGGGTTACGTATTATTGGTGATTTCTGTTCAAAGGTTGAAGCAGTCAAAATTGCTAAGAAATATCTTGCTGGAGTAGACTGGACGGTGAAAGACAAAGATGAAATAATTAGAACCGGAGCCAGAGCGTTTCGCACTGCAAAGTTAGCAAGAGACAAAGGCAAATGATAACATTTGATAACATACAAATTGAGAATTTCCTCTCTATCGGCTCAGCCAATGTCGACTTGGGTCAGCAAGGGCTTGTCTTGGTCAGAGGGATAAACAAAGACTCTGGCGTGGCTAAGTCTAATGGTGCCGGCAAATCAGCTGTCTTTGAAGCGTTGATTTGGGACTTGTTCGGCAAAACCTTCAGAGGGATAACTGGAGATGAAGTTATAAATAGGAATACAAGAAAGAAGAAAGAGTGTGCGGTAGCTTTGAGTTTCTCCAAAAACGGGAAGCCATTTGAGATAGTCAGATTTCGGAAACTACGCAACCTGGGTACGGGGTTGAAATTGTTCTACAATGACAAGGACATTTCCAAGCCAACTATTCCAGAAACTCAGAAAGAGCTTGAGAGGATTCTTGGCTTCAAGTATGATACCTTAGTCCACTCAACTTATTTCGGTCAAGCTCTCAGTCATTTCTCATCTCTCACTGATGCGCAGCAAAAGAAAATTCTTGATGACTTGTTGGGTTTATCTGTCTTGCCAAAATGTCTTGCGAGAGTGAGGGCAGGGTTGAAAGAGATTAGTCATCAGGAAATTTCTAATTCTGCTCAAGTTGAAATTCTGGAACAAGAAATAGAAGCATCGAGAGACAGAATCAAAGAACTCAAAGAGACTCAGAAGAAGCAAATGAAAGAACAGAAGCAAGAGAAAGAAAGTTTGGAGAGACTTCTGAAGCATAAAAGAAAGAAGCATGCTGAAGCAGAGAAGGAGATGCTTGAGGCAAAGGAATCGCATTGGTTGAAGGAGCAAGAATTCTTAGGTGAGAAAAAGAAGTTCAGGTTGGACGCAACCAAACTTCAGAATCTGTCTGCTCAATCTGTAGCAAAACTCAAGATGCTTGCAAGACAAAAGTCAGGCATCGAAAGTGAGAAGGAAGTTTTGTACTGTAAAGTAATTGATGGGTCTTGCCCTGTTGATGAAAAACGCAGAAAGACAGAACTTGCTGAGATTAAAAAACAGAAAGCAAAGATTACAAACCAAAAGGCTAAGTTGGATGCTGCTCTGGAAATTCTCTCTCAGCAAGAAAAGGAGTTGACGAAGCAAGAGAAAGAACTTAATAAGGTAGCAATGGGAATCCAATCTGAGGAAAAGGAAGTTGACTCATTGGCCAATGAAGTTTCCGTTACAGAGCAAAAGCTTGGACAAATAGAAAGCGAGACAGAACAACAAACCGATATTGATAAATTGTTAGACAAAGAGCGCAGACGGCTGAGAACAAAAAAGGGTAAGATTGAGAGTTTGGAAGAAAATCTCAAGAAAAGAGCCAAACAGAAAAAACGATTGGAGTTTTGGGAAGAGGGATTTGGCAACGCAGGAATGAAGTCTTATATGCTTGACGACGTTGCGGAATTTCTCAATGAGAAGGTTAATGATTTCACTGAGTTTTTGACTGATGGAGAGATTAGGATTGCCTTCCAGACGCAAAGGCGTCTCAAGTCAGGAGAGACACGGGAAAGGTTCGCCATAGATATTATAGGTCAAGGCGGGAAAACCACGTATGCGGCCAGCAGTGGTGGAGAAAAGAGGCGAATTGACGTGGCTATCCTACTTGCTTTATCGGAACTTACTTCAAGACACGGGAATCTTCCATCGCTGCTAATCCTTGATGAAGTATTTGATTCACTTGATGATGTTGGAATTGAGCGAGTTGTGAGACTTTTGAAGTCACAACTGTTGAACAAAAGAGATTCTGTCTTTGTGATAACTCATTCAGATGTTCTTGCTCAGCATTTTGACAAGGAATTATTGATTACAAAAGAAGATGGAATTTCATCTGTTCAATTTAGAGATAAAACTTTATCTGCTTGAAGGAGCTTAGCATGAGTTTGCGATTTGGGACAGCCAGAATTTCTGTAATGAGAAAAGACCTCAAAAAAATCAGAGAGAAATTGGAAGCAAAGCTTATCAAACTTGAGGGGATTCCAGCCCAGAAAAAATTATTTGAAGAACTACAAGAGATTGAATTAGACTTGGCCAAAGTTGATGCTAAGATGCTTAAACTTTTGAAGATGAAGGGCGTAAAATGACGACTGAGAAGATTAAGCGGTGCCGAATGGGAATCCAGTTAGAAAGAGGTGAATAATGTCTTTTTGCGAAGGTTGTGGGAAGGAAGTTGAAGGACTCAACACGTGCTCAAGTTGCCAGTACAGACTTTGTGTAGATTGCTTCTCGACTGTAGGTCAACCGCTGGCGTTGTGTGAATCTTGTCAGTCAGATAAAGTACGAGACCAAAACTATTGCCAAAGATGTGGACATGCGTTCCCCAGAATAGAAAGTTACAGTTGTGGAAGATGTGGCGAAGTTATATGCACAGAATGTTTTGGTCCAGTTGAAGGAGAACGTGTCTCTGCATGTATAAATTGTAGAGAGGATGAGATTGTCGAAAGAGGTTGTTATATCTGCTTGAGTGTAGATAAGCACTTAGTTTGGTGTAAAGCGTGCAACAGAGTATTCTGTAAAGACTGTGGAGATTTCTTGAAGGATACGTGTAAAAATTGTTTGGAGAAGTTTGTTGAGAAAGGAGGCAAGGATGGATTTGAGCATGGAGCAAGTCCCAGCAGGGACGAAGTGGGTAGTGTTGAAGAGGAAAGTGATAGCGGCAGAGCCAGATGCCAAGAAGTTCTATCTCAAGAAGAACAAGGCAGCGGGCAAGCGTCTCAGGAAGGCGCTCCAGGAGATTCGCAAGATAGCAAAGGAAGTGAGGGAAGAGACACTGAACCTGGAAAAGAAGAGCAAAGAAAGCAAGAGCAAGAAAAAGAAGAGAGGGAAGAAGTAGTCAGCCCTCTGAAGAAGGCAATTCCTGAGCTTGAGAGGATGAAAGAAGTTCGTTGCCCTGGTTGCTCAGGTAGTCTTTTCACTTTGCCTGTAATTTATTCTATCAGGGCTGATAAGAGTGGAGCAACTTGGTTCAAAGAACTTGGTCGAAAGGTTAATGACTTAACCTGTTATTGCTGCGGCAAGCCAGTGGGGATAGACTTTGGAGAAAGCGATGGCAAAGAAAAAGAAACCAGCCCTGTTCAAGGATTGGTCAAAGGAGACAAAACGTCTGTCTAATACAGTGCTTCTTCTTGGGAAGGCACACAAAGGCAAGAAATTCGATGACGTGCCTCTGGAGTACCTGATTTGGATGGCAGACAAGTTCAAAGTTTGGAGCAAGAGCGAAGAAGAAACTGAGAACCTTGAAGCTGTAAGAGCGTATGTAAAGTTGCCATTGGTGCAGAAGATGATTGAGGAGCAAGGATTATGATGGAGAATATCAAGTCAATGCGAGTGTTCTTAGGTTTTTGCCCTGATTGCGGGACGCAGATGATGAACAAAAAGGGTTTTCATCTGTATAAATGCCCAAAATGCCACGCCGAAGTAACTCACCAGTTGGCTTCAGAAATCAGGAATCGGGCAATATTGCTTGACGAGTATCAAGAGATGTCTAAGGACACGGCAATCTATCCTTCCAAGTTTGACTTGATGATTTCAGCACTTGATAGAGCTTATCAAGAAACACCTACATCCTTTTGCGAGAGTCCTGAAATCTTGCGAATCAAGGAATGTTTGCAATCTTTGATTACAATTCCTTCCAAAGATAGATTCATAAGAAAGCAGGGAATCTTTGGTAACATAGATTATGTTGTTGAAGGGTTGGCAGGAGAGGCAGGAGAACTGGCTGGCAAGGTTAAGAAAGTCATGCGAGATAATCAAGGAGAGTTCACGCCAGAGAAAGTTCAAGCCATCAAAGATGAAGTGGGCGATTGTTTTTGGTACTTGGCTCAGATTGGAAGCGAACTTGGTTTCAAATTAAGTGAAGCTGTTGTTGAAAATAGACTCAAGCTCTTGGACAGACAGGAGAGAGGCAAGCTTGGTGGTTCGGGAGACAAGCGGTAGTTGGGAGGCAGAATATGGAATGGGTAGTTCTAACTTGTGTAGCATTTATCTTAGCTTTGTTGATACCCACCTCTCGAAGAGGATGTTGTCATAAGTCGCCGCCCAAAAATCCAAGACCGCCAAAGCCACCGAAAGGGCAACAATGAAACAGAGAGTTGGACAATGTAATCGCTGTGGCCGATGTTGCATTGGTCGTTTGCTGTACTGTGACGATGAGCATTTACAGATGTTGATGAAGTAGCATGGGACTGATTTGGTTTGTTTGCATCTCATTCGAGGTGAACCTGCGACTTGTCAAATTTATAAAGACAGGCCTGTTATTTGCAGAAGTTATCCAGAGACTGAGGATGATGTTTTGGACAGCTGTGGTTATGAGTTTGTTGATGGAGAAGAAGAATGAACGTAGTTCTGATAGTCCCGACAGGGATTGGCGCTGAGATTGGTGGCCATTCAGGAGATGCTACCCCAGTAGCTCGATTGATTGGTTCATTGTGTAATAATTTGATTATTCATCCAAATGTAGTGAATGCTTCAGATATCAATGAGATGCCTGAGAATGCATTATATGTTGAGGGGAGCATGCTTGATGAATTCCTCAAAGGGAATCTGGCATTGAGAAAAGTTCGTTCTAATACAGTATGTGTTGCAATCAACCCGCCAGCAAGTCCTGAAATTGTGAATACTGTTTCTGCTGCTCGTGCTATATTGGGGATGGATGCTTTTGTTATTGTGTTAGATAAGCCGTTGAAGATGACTGCTATGATTGATGGAAAGGGTGTGGCTACAGGCCTTGTTGACGGTTGGGAAGATTTGGTAGAGCAAGTTAAATCATACAAATTCGGTGCTTTGGCTGTTTGTACACCTGTCGATGTCCCGAAAGAAGTTGAATTGGATTATTTACAAAATGGCGGAACAAATCCTTGGGGTGGGGTTGAGGCTATTCTTTCAAAACTGGTATATGGAAGACTTGGACGGCCTGTTGCCCATGCGCCTTATGATGATAGCCCTATTGAGTTCAAATCTGTTGTAGACCCAAGAATATCGGCAGAGATGTTGTCTTCGACCAGTCTGTTCTCAGTGTTGAAGGGGCTGAATAAAGCTCCGCAGCCTGCTACTGAAGGATTGAAAGTTGAGGACATTGCTTGTATGATTTCCCCAATTGGATGCGTTGGGTTGCCTCATGGTGCATGTTTTGCGAGTGGTATCCCAATGTTAATTGTCAAGGAAAATCGGACAGTTCTTGCAGGAAGTCTGTTTACTGAAGCAGGTTCTGATTCAGTATTATATGTAGAAAACTATTTGGAAGCAGCAGGGATTATTGTTGCTATGCGCATTGGCCTGGATTGGCGTTCTGTCAGAAGGCCACTTGAGCCAACAAGGGTGATTCAGTCAATATCCAGAAGAGACTTGGATAACAGAGAGCTTGAACTGTTGCTGGGAGATGGTTGAGTGAACAGATACGGGAAAGAGTTGATTTTTGATATGCGAGATTGTGACCCGAACACATTCAGCAGAGATGTGATTGGTTCGTTCTTTGTTGCTCTTGCGGATGTCCTGAAGGTTGAGCGTGGTGACGTTCATTATTGGGATGATACAGGGACTCCGCAAGAGGAGAAAGAAACCGAGCCACGTTTGCGAGGCACGTCAGCAGTGCAGTTCATTCGTACCAGCAACATAACTGTTCATACATTGGATGTGTTGAAGCGGGTTTATTTGAATGTATTTTCTTGTGATGAATTTGATTCAGATTTGGTTGTAGACATTGCCAAGAGATGGTTTTGTGGCAATGTAGTGAATAGAGTGGAGGTTACAAGGGTATAGGTAGTAGATTGGAGGGAGTCATGGGTAAATACAGGAAGAGGCCGGTAGTTGTTGAAGCATTCCAGATGACAAAGGAACGTCGTTGGGATAACTCAGAATGGCCTAACTGGTTACATGAAGCATGGCAAAAGGAAAAGAATGAAAAAGGTTCTCTTTGTTGTGTAAAAGATTCGAAAGAAGAACTCTACATAGTGACACTTGAGGGAGTTCTCAATATAGAGTTTGGTGATTGGATTATCAAAGGGGTCAAGGGCGAACTTTACCCTTGTAAACCGGATATATTTGAGCAAACATATGAGCCGGCTGATTGATAGATGAGAGGTGGACAAATAATGTTCAAGAAAGTGATACTCAAGAAAGCAATAGAAGAAGGTGATTGCATTCCAACTGGTTTCAGAATTGCTTATCTTGATTTTCATTATCAAGTTGCCGTCTGTTTCCCGATTGGGGTGCATTTGCTTGTTCGATGGTTTGTTCGTCTGTGGCGGTTGACTTATTATTTCAAGCCGGATAAGTGGGAGAAGAAAGTCAATAGAGCAATAGCAAATGTAAAGATGGGTTTGATAGATAAACATTTGAAAGAACGAGAAAGACTTGCACAAACATTTTATAACTTAGCTTATTTGGCCAGCAGAAAAAGATCATTGCGGTCTAATCTGAATTAATGAAAGATGGAGGCTGAAGGGATGAGCAAGAAACCAAAGAGAGTGAAATGTGTTATGTTCGAATGCAATGGCAAAGGTTACAGCATTCCAGTAAGTGAGAAGTATAGAGAATCTGACCGAGAGACTGAAGCTATGGGACTTCTTGGCGATTTGATGGAATGGGGTAGATTGTCAAAGCTGGGAGCACAACTGAAAGTGGAAGTAGTTATGATTCCAATCTCATCTTTGAAACAGGAATCACCGTTCTTTATTTCAGATTTCAGATGGTGTTTGATGTTATGGAGGTGAAGGGATGAGTATGGGGCCAAATAGTGACCTTGAAAGGTCGTCGCAACGAGAAGCAACTTACAAACGGAAAAATGCCGCCCTCGAAGCCGAAGTGGCGCGGCTGAAGACGACTATTAAGTGGTTCGTGGAAACCTGTGGTTTGGATTTTCCAGACCAAAGCAGTTTTTGCATGGAGGCGTGTTGCCCGGCACGCGACCTCGGATTCTGTAATAGAACTGACCCCGAAGCAAACAAAGACCCGTTCTTTGATGGAGAATGAATTATGGAATGTATAATTGCAGGATTCATCTTGCTTCTTTTTAGTTTTTTGTTGTCACTGGAATATGGCAGAGACCCAAGTAATACGGAGCATAGCGTTGCACTACCTATTGTTGGAGTGTTGTTAATTATTTGTGCGCTTGTATTGTTTCTTTTGGCTTGAGGCCCGCGCCGCGCTGAAGGCTACGGGCGCAAACGCTGTTGTGGAGGAGGATGGAGATGAATAAGAGGTCTCATGTATTCTTAGTGGAAATTGATTATGCAGAAGTTGAGTTACCAAAAGGAACAGGTTCTCTGAATAGGATAGATATTTCTGAAGCAAATGAGGAAGGAGAATTTGTTCATCGATTTGGGAGTTGCGACCCAAATGCATTTCAAGTGGGAGAGCTTCTGGCTAAATTGGTAGATGGGAAGAAGAAGGAAGTAGATTCAAGAAAGTGAGACCAACAGTGATTAAATTTCATACAGCTTCTTTTTTTGACAAGAAGAATCATCATGGTATTTGTTTTTCGATTGCTATGAGTCAGCCGGAACAATTCTCATTTCCTCAGCTGAAGATGTTGGTGCCTGATACAAAGACTCTTTCCTTGTTCAGGAGCAAAAGAATTGGCGAAGAGATTTATGCCAGACGTTATACAAGAGAAACATTGGTTTCTTTGAGACCAAAAACTTTGATAGAGAAAATCAGAAAGCTTTGTCCAAACATTGAAGTTACAGATGTCACATTGCTGTGTTGGGAACCAAGTGGAACTTTCTGCCATAGACAACTTGTGATGGCTTGGTTGATGAGAAATAAGCACTTGGTGCGATTCGCTGGATATGAGATAGGCTATGACGAATAGGGGTTAGCAATGGAAATCCATAAAGGCGACATTTGGGATTTGAAGGATGACCATGCAATTTGTATCCCGACAAATCTTGGCTGGAGAAAATCAAATGGCACTAATGTAATGGGCAGAGGATTGGCAAAGCAAGCTTGTCTGCGTTATTCTAATTTGCCGACAGTAATTGGCACGCAATACAGAAGAAGAAGCAGACAAACAAATCTCAACGAGAATCCACCAGTGTTCAGGTCAATAATGCCTGATGGAGTTGAATTGATTTTCCTGCCGACAAAAAGATTGAGAGAGCCAGCCTTTCTCTCGTGGAAACAAGATGCTGATGTTCAATTGATTCGGAAGTCTTTGACGACATTGAAAGAAAAACATATCGGCAAGACTGCTAAGCCAAAAATTGCCATCCCGCTGGTTGGAGCAGGGAATGGTCATCTTTCTCCAGCGATAGTTGAGGCTGTAATCCAGGAGATGCTTGGCTCAGAGAAGAATGTAACTTTGGTTCTTTATGTAGGATTGAGAGCAAGACAGCGGGAGTCCAAGAAGAAATGACTATCAAAGAAGTTATGGAAGCTGGGTTATTGAAAATCAAACAGCCTGATTGGAAGAGAGGCCACTTCATACGATTGAAGAGAGATAAGGAAAGAAAATACTCGCCTTATTGCGAGATATACCAGAAGGGCAAGAAGGTCAAGACGTATCCGATGTGGCGTTTGAAGGGGTTCAAGTGGGTCAAGGCTTGAGGAGAATGGCGCTGACGAAGCAAGAGAAGAGAGAAGCAAGGCAGAGAGAGCAGAAGTTGAAGAAGCAGTTGGAAGACACGACAAAATCCCGTGATGATTTGCGGAAGAGGATTGATGAATGCGAGAAGCCACTCAAAACCAAGATAGAACAGTTGGAGATTCATGAGAAAAGGCATGTTCATGAACAATTCGAAATCCTGAAGATTCTTGACGAATCAGGATTCCCAGCGCTTGGTGAAGCAGCCTCTGCGGCAGCACAAGCAGTCCAAAAGCTTGCTGATGCTTACAAGGAGTTAAAAGGAGAACTGGGTGAGGAAGAAGAGATTGAAGAAATGCTTTGTCCTGAATGTGACAAGGGAGTTCTTGAAAAGACAGATGATGAGTTTACGCCTTTTCTTTGCCCAAGATGTAAAAGTAAGTTCTCAAGAAAGCTGTTGATTGCATTAATCAAAGACGGCAAAGCCAAGTTTGTTGAGAAGAAAGAACAAGAAGTTGAGGAAGATGCCAAAAAAGATGATTGACAGATGGGGCAATACTGTTGAATTTGTAAAGATACCAATTGCAGAATGCGAGCTTTTGCGCTCAATACCAGAATCAGAAATTCCAGAGAAGGAGCTTGATGGGATGATAACAGTGCTTGATAAATGTAAGACTCCATCAGGCAAATATACAGTAGTTCAAAGATGCTTGCTCCTTGCTCAAGTTCGTGCTAAGGGCAAGAAGTATATTTGGGCGTGGATAGTAATGAAAGGATGGTGGGAGAAGAAAGAATTTGGCTTGGACAGGCAGGTAGGCAGGAAGTATGTAGACAGAAAGGTAGGTAGAGATGATACTGAAGATTAGGCATGCAGGAGGTTGGTGGTTGTATGACGAGCTTTGTCGTGTACATTTTGGCTTGAGTAAACATGGAGTTGAAATGGTAGACACAGACAGAGTTGTAATGTTGCAGAACAAAAGATTTGTGCGTTTGAGATGGGGTGAGTCCCTGACACAAGAGGCTCTGGCAGACGAAAATGCTGGGTTCCTGCCAGATGTGATATTAACAAGCAAATTCAATGAAGTAGCAGCAGCAACAGAACCAGCGCCTGTTGCTTGGGCTTGCGTCAGAGATGAGAAAGGAGTTGAAAAGTTCTTTGTTTTTGACGAAGGGTATGTTCTCAACAATGAAGGGAAAACATTGGAAATATTGAGGTAAGGACTTAGGTGATGCCTGCCTGTCCTTCTCAATTCTGGGAGCAGCAAGCTAAGGAGATTGATGAAGATGGAAATGATAACAATAGCTGATGTGAGAAAGGACAATCCCAAGAAGATTTATTATGGAGCGCAGACTCTGTGGTGGACTCATAGGGCTGGAGACCTTCATTCCACTGGAGATTTGAAAATGAAAGTTGGCCCAAATAAAGACTCAATGAAAGAAATCACTACATCTCTTCCTTGTGACCCGCGTGGCGGGATGCTGTTTGAGACAGATGATGTTGAGGCTTTCTTGAAAGCAGCAGAGGGAAATCCCGAACACTACGGCAGGCATGGGATAAGAGCATTTGAGTTGGCTCATCACCAAAACTGTTCTGTACCATTTGACAATTGGGAAGGATACAATGACTTCTTGGATAAACATGTGATATTTAACAAAGTCAGAAGAGAGAGAGCCAAGCGAGGATTTTGTCCTTATTGCAATGTAGTGTTAGGTTTGAAGGAGAAAGCAACTCTTTGGTTCTGTAGTTTGTGTGGTTTCAGAATGACTGATGTGTTCAAGAAAGAATTGGAGAAATGAAAGGGTGGCAGAGCAATGAGTATTCCTTTGATAAGAGAGTTTTGGAGTATCTGGTCATTTAGACCGTATAAGTGGGTTAAAGACAAACTAAAAATGAATGGCGTTCAAGGCACCTGGCTTTGTCTTGACTTCTCTCGTGGATACTGCGAAAGAAGTAAGATGTGTTCATTTATGGCCGATGGCGATGACTGGAAAGAAGTGAGACAACAGAGATTTGAAGAATGTAGACGTTTTGGCATGTCAATAGAAGTGGGAGATTATGAGATTATTGAGAATCGTTCCTTGAAGAAAGGGCTATAAGAAGAATGATTCATGATTTCAGAAAAGAGATTTGGGGCCATGGAATGACTCTCACAGAAAGAGTTAAGAAAAAGAGCGAATGGACTTTTGTAAGCCAAAGGCTTGGAGTCGATGTCGGTGATATTATCTTGAGGGATATGTCATCGGGGCAGGTTGGCCAATTTAAGGTTGAATCAATCAACTATTTCAAAACTCCAAAGGACATGTTCAACGCCAGAGTTAGTTGGGTAGGATATATTGAAGATGAAGAGGTGGAAAAGTTATTGAGAAAGCAAAGAATGAGGGAAGGGAGTTGATTGTGTTATTGTTGACTTACAATCAATGGTTTGGCTCGTCAAGAGTTGCTACATTGAGAGGTGATTCTACAGTGCTATCTAAAAAGGAAATTGTTGGAATCTTCTCAAGACTGTCTCTTCCTGAAGCTATTGCTCAGGTTCATGAATATCAAAAAGCTTATAATGCTCGATATGTAGAAGTCACTGCTATAGAATTTGAATTGGTATCTGTGTCAGAAATTCCAGATTTGCCGGATTCAATAATCCAATTGTCGGGTTCCATGTTAATTGAAAAGCACTTGAAAGTATTTCTTGAGGAAGATTAATGACAGCAAGAAGTGAATCAAATGGTCATGAGACTAAGTTCTTCAAAGGTCAATGGGTCTATTCAGATTCATTGGAGCCAATCAAAGCCAAAGACAGGCCTTGTAAAACTTGCGGGAGAAAGACAGTGAAAGTTGTTGTCTTAATTCCTGCTGATTTGAGCTGGACAGGCAAAGCAAGGCTGGCAAGCAAAGAGATAGACGCTTGTATTGCTCCGATAGTTAAGGCTCTCCAGGTTGCCGGGATTAAGATGAGAAGTTCTTGTTGCGGACACGGCAAAGGTGATGGAGAGATTCTGTTTGAAGATGGTAGAACTTTGATAATAAAATCGAGAAGCTAACTCATGAAAAAGTTCTTTCCAAGTTACAAGTCAGGAAGACAATTGACTTTTGAGTCACTTGGGGAGCTTTGGGATAACGTTCCAATCAATAAATGGCAACATGCTTCTGTTATAACTGGAGATTTCTTTGAAGAGGCAAGCAAACAGTTGCTCTCTCTTGGCGGCGATACTATCAAAAGGTTCAACACTGGTGGAGACTGTAACCCGGATATGGTTGAACTTCTACATCATGAGTTTTATGTTGAGAGCAAAGCTCATGGCCCGGCGGGCAGAAGGTTTGTGCTTTATGATAGGCAGATAAAATCTTATCAGTACATGCTTGAGACTTATTGGCCTGAAGACATTAGGAAGTTTGCTTTTGAACCTGTTTTGCTGTATTTGTTTTGGGAACACAAAATCGAAAAGGTGGGCAGTTATCCAGACAGAGATTCACTTCGAAAAGCATTTGCGAAATCTAAGTGTAATTGCTATTTGTTGGATTTTTGGGTGATTGAGCATATTGTTAATGTCTCACCTTTGACTGAGCATACTGTTTGGGCAAGAGAAGCTTCACCATATTATCAATTGCGAAGCACCAAACTTAAATTGCTTTCGGAAGGCAATGTTCCTGCATTCATTGCACAATGGAAGTTGAATCGAGCCTTGAAAGAATTTGAACATCGAAGATTTGGACATCTTGAATTTGAAGTTTATGGTTTGCCTTTTCAATGTTCTTTAACTTACTTCTTGACTCAGGAGTCAAGTTTGGTTCCCAGTGTGTCAAGATTTTTGGAAGCAATAGGAGTTGAATCATGATGCGAGCTTTTGCTTGGGTAGTGGCGATAGGGTCAGGCCTCTTGGGTCTGCTTTTCTTCCCGCTATGGTTGTTAACTATTGCCGCTGTCTTAGTTGCGGTGTTACATAAGCCTGAAAGTCAAAGCAGACATCGAGGTAGATATAACAGGTACAGACGCAATCGCCGCAGAAGGTTTTGATGAAACCAATCGATGTTACAAAAGAATTCAAAGACCTTGGCCCAATGCCTGCTGTGAGACGCTCATCTACTTATAGAGAGATAAGAGGCAGAATTGGGCTTTACAAAGGTGTGAAGGTTTTGGTTAAGTTTTGCGGGAAGAAAGGGATGGCTCATCAATTAGCTTATGATGAATTGAAACCTCTGTTCGGCCTGAGGAGGATGGGTTGCTTTCCGGTCGAATGGAAATCCAGATTAGCGTTGATGATAGTTTATCATGAAAACAAGAATATCTTGACTCAAGTGAAAGATGCTCTGGATGATGACGATACAATGAATGAGTTGGTAGGTATCTTGCTCTACTGTCTTGTTACAGGCCCGAATGACAAACGCCAGAGCAATATCTTGGTACTTAAATCAGGTCACTTAATGGCAATAGATGAAGCATCAGGGTTTAATTTCATGCGAAAGGATTGGTGGTATCTTTGGTCATCTGCTGCTCAGAAGAGAGTGAAAAGATGGATTAGAAAGAATGGTTGTGAGGATTGGTTGGAGAGAATTGAGACTATCAAGAGAAGCGAGGTTGTTGCTGTTCTTGAGAGATACGGTTTATCAAAACACGTTGGCATATTGATGAGAAGAGCGAAGAATGTACGAGAATTAGTCGAGGAGTGTCTGTTTGGAGAGTCTACTTGAAATCTTTGGCTAATCGAAATTTAATTTTGTTATCCTAAAGTCAATAGAAACTGAGACTTAGGCAGAAAAGTTGATGATGAGGCTTAGGATTTTGAAAACTTTTCCCTTTACTTTTGCTGTTAATAGGGTATTAAGTTATAGCGTTGAACGAAGTTAAGGCGATTTAAGGTAGTACCAAAAGATGGCCAAAAAGAAGGATTCTTTGAGAAAATCGCGCAAACAGAGGCATTGCTTGGGTTTCAAGCCGGATGGCTCTCCTTGCAAGGCTTTCCCTCTACGCGGGGAAGATTTCTGCATGCTTCATCATCCAGATAAGGACAACTTGATGCTGTCTGGTTCTCTAAGGACAAGAAAAGCGAGAGCAGAACGGAAAAGAGAGCACAAAGAGTTCTGGGAAAATCTTGAAGAGAACATCGATGGCTCGAAAGATGTGAAGCGATTGCTGTTGATGGCAATTTCTGAGGTAAAGTCTGGCGAATTGAGCCCAAAACAAGCTTCAAATATCTCTTCCCTTTCAGGCCATCTTATCAAGACGATTGAGGTCTCTCAGCTTGAAGCCAGAATGCAATATCTGGAAGGCAAGTATAGAGAGAATGAGGACAGGAAGAGTAGGGTGGCCAAGAGTAGAGGAGCCTAATCTTGGACGGGAAGAGATTAGAAAGATTCCAAGAGCTTACCGGCAGAGTGCTTAGAAACAAGTTGAATGAGGAAGGAGCTTGTAGAGAGTGTGGTAAGCCTGGTAAGCAAAGAGAAGATAAGGGTTTGGCTGCCGGAATTCATTGTGACGAGTGTTGGGAGAAACTGGTCACTGAGTGTAGGAAGAGAAGCTGGTAATGAAGTTGTCTCTGGAAGAGTATTATGACCACGAAGAGAAAAGAGAAGCAGAGCAAGAAGTGGTCGAGCCAGAAAAGAGACTTCCAACTGTACCAGCTATTCTTCAACTGAGAGAAATTGAAAAACTCGTGAAAGAGAGAGAAAATGAGTGTTTTCGATTTCGGGAAGAATCTGGTCAATGAAAGTGACTTCACTCAGATAAACGTTCAGGAATTTGACCCCAAGATTCTTCATCGTAGCTTGGATATGAAAGAGCGTCTGGAGCAGATAGCTCTCAGGCAAGCTGAGAGAAGGATTGATGGGCCTAATGTTCACGTCTTAGATGCTCTCAACTACGTCAACCGACAAATAGCAACCGCCACTGGTGCCCCGCCTGAACATGTAAATTGTCGCTGTCTGCCTGTTGATACAGATGGTACAGCATCTGCAAATAAACCTACACCTGCACCTGCCTGGGAAAATTGGAAGAAATTTGTGGGCGGGGTAACTGGCGGCTCAAGTGGCTCTTCTCCAACTCCTACTCCAGATTCAACAGTTGAGAAACTCCCGCCTGGAGCGATTGAATATCTAATCAAAGAAAACCTGAAAGCATTGAGAGATGCTGATCCTACCAAACTCACTCCAGAAGAGCAAGCAAAATTGAAAAGACGCTGGGAAGCAACCAAGAAGCTGCAAGAGCAGTATCCAGAGCTTGATAGGAAAGTAAGAAAAGAATTAAACCAAGAATATGAAGAGAGAGACAAAGAGAGAAAACAAGAGGAAGCCAGCCGTCTGAAGAGATTTCAGGAACAGCAAGAAGTAAAGGACAGGCTGAGAGCGATGGGCAAAAGGATGAGAGGGGAATGATGTTAATTTTCTTGAGAGCGATTGCTAAGGCTTGGGATGCGTACAGAGTATTCAGCATATTCAAGTTAAGAATGATGCGCTATCCTGAGTTGAGAAAGTTATACAAAGAGAGTAGGGACAATGAGAACCCAGTCTGGGGGAACCAATGAAGTGCCGAGTGTTCAGTAGGAAAGAAGTGAAGAGTTGGGAGTCTGAGACTTTCCCTGAGCCAAAATACAAGCCAAAGAAGAAAGCAAAAGGATTGAGAAAGCATATTAGAAAGCAGAAGGCCGAAGCAAGAGAGAAAAGAACAGCAAGACTACTGGGGATAAAATGACTTCTTGTGCTACATGTGGGAAGAGAATAGTATACAACAAGAAGAACTGTTGTGCTCTCTGCTGTTACAAGATTGAAGAAGAGATTAAATTAAGGCGAATCGGCGGGGATGTTTCTTACAGATACTTCAGGGGCAATCCCCTCAGAAAGACGTTTAAGATAGAGATGAGCAATGAAGAACTGACATGGATAGCTCAAGCGAGAGAATTGGAGAAGAAAACAAATGCCTGATAGCGGTATAATAGATATGACTGACCCAGAAGCTCTCAGAGAAGCATTGTTCCCTGGCAGGGAAAAGAAAAGTCTTTGCCCTACTGTTCAGAAAGCAATCAAGGCATTAGCAAAGGACATAGAGAAGGTTGAGAAGGAAGAAGATGAGAGCAAATAGGAAGAAAGAAGCTTGCCCGCGAGAGAGTAGTGTTCAAGCAGATGCGCTCATAACATTGGCTCTCAGAGAGTTGAACCCAGAAACACTGAAAGAACTATTTGGAGAAACAGTAACAATGGAATCACTGAGCCAAAGACCTATCAGAAAGACAACCAAACAGGAAAGAGAAAGACTGAAGAAAACAGAGCAAATGATGAGGCAAGAAGAGAGATAACTGGTAAGAGAACAGAAGAACGGTTGACTGATTGATTGTATATGTATATATGTAGGATGTTGAAATGGCTGTTAAGTGGGTTAGAAACGTTATGGTTGGAAAAATGCCTAAAATAACAAAAGCCGTTTTGTTCTCATTGAGCATGTTTGTTGTTTTTCATCGCCCTACAAGTGTTATCAATGTTGAGAAACTGCCACCCTACAAGCCAACAAAATCAACACCCTCATGTCGGCCAAACAAAAGAACAACGAAACATTGCCCCAGACGATGTAACGTATATGCGAATAAGTCTAAGCCGATGAATACTTACCCTGCCGAAAAGAAAACTCCCGTGGCGCTAACTCTAATAAAAGAAGTAAGTAGAAATGACCAAAAGAGAGTTAGGGAGTTTTTGCCTGCCTCAATAAGACACTCGCCAGAATCGCCTTGTAGGTGTTATCATTGTTGGGCTGTTGCCAATGTCTACACCAAGCATTGTAACACTCTCCCGTTGGCGATTTGCTGGGTTTGTTGTAATGTTTGGGGGAGCGTTGGTTTTGATTCCTGTGATGTTGAAGGCTGGGTAGAGACCACCCTTGAAAATTCTCATGGCAACTTTTGCCTATTGGCCAACGCCAACTATATTTGCAAAATAAACTGAGAGGCACTGAGTTCATGAAAGTTGATATCGAGATAAACAAGAAAGACAGGACGGGCATCATCAAGCCTGCGAGTCTTAATGATGCAACAGATTTGTTTGGGCTCAATGAACTGGAACTGCAGTATGCCAAAGAATTATCACCTGTGTTCCTTCGCAGAGAGGATGAAATAAGAGAACCTGCCAAAGCTCCCTCATCATACTCAGCAGAAGGGATAACAAAATTCGCTCTATCTGTCTTGGACAGCGAGAACTTAGATAATTGGTCTGTTGAATGGACACGCTCTTCAAGTGGCTTCTTCATGAGAAAGTCGAGAAGAGTTGCAATCCCTGAAAGAATCATAAGAATGTATATCTGGGAAGCCAAAGAGTATGTTCTTCACGAAGTGGCCCATATCCAAACCGAAGAGGATAGAAAGCATGGGCCAGTGTTCTACAAAGAGTTTGCGCGGCTTGTTACAAAATACATGACTGGGGAAGAGTAAAATGCTTTTCATTAAGTATATCCTGACCTACATAGGATGTAAGCTGGTTAATCCTGTTTGGAGCTTCCCAATCAATCTTGCGATATGGTTGAAGATGTTCTTGTCTCCCAAAAGGTATAGGGAAGTAAAGGCCCGCATCAAAGAGTTGAGAAAAGTTGTTAAGACACTGAGCGATTTAGACAGGGAGTTAGTGTGCTTCTCCTGGCGAAAAGATAGATGGTTTGATTGGGTGCCCTGGATTAGTGTCTTTCTCTATCGTTCTGGTAGGGATGACTGCGATGGGGCAGCGACTTTCACATGCTGGCTCGCAAAGCTGGTAGGGCTAACCGCCAGGAAAGTAACAGTGATAAGCAAGAAGTTCTTTGCCGGGAATCATGCCGTAGCATTAATAAGCGAAACTTACTTGTATTCAAACGGCGTCTGCGTAATTAGCAAATGGAATCCGTTAGACAAGTATGTCAAAGGTGGGAATGAATGGAAACAAGAGTTCTACAAGAGGACGGTGTGAAGGAGAATGAGATGAATCTGAAAAATAGGGCTCACTTCCATAAGTCTGATGAAGTATGGGATGGAAGGATTATGCTTGAAGAAGAGGAAAGCAGGAAGTGGAAGCCAATACTGATGTATAAACGGTCAGTGCTCTATTGGCTTGTTACTTGTGGAAGCGTGGCTGGGATAGTGGCGCTGATTATCTTGCTTGTAGTGCTAATATCGAGTTGAGAAGATGGGATTGATTGAGAAACTTGTTGCGACAATAAACTGGGATGCGTTCAAATACAATCCGAAAGATACTTGCCATTGCGTCTGCGGAGAAACTTATCTCAGTCATACAAAGAGCGTTGTATTTGAGGAAGAAAAAATTACAGTGAGCAAAGAATACTGTCCAGTTTGTGGAAAGCATGATAAACTTGTCAAAGTAGAGAAAGGCGAGTGATGGTAGACAAAGTCAACATGAACGTCACTGTAAGCATCGCTGAGATTAAAGAAGGTTTGCCTATATATATAAGGATAAGACAAGGCAAGGTTGCCCGAACAGAAGTGGTACGGGATGGCATAATGTTAGACAGAGGGCCAAGAGGCTTGCTTTTAGGAATAGAGATAATCAGGAAAGTCAAAGCCAGTGTAGACAAAGAAGGCGCTGTCCTGATAGATTGTGTAGAGTAAGGAGATGGAGGCTTGTGGGAACCGATGTTGGCAGAAACAAAGAGACTCGCAAGCGCCCCACCTTCTGCCTGGGGGTTGGGGTTGGGCTTCGCGCTCGTGGTTCAGCCCTGCCCTTTGATTTGAGAACAGGATGAGTAAAACAAAAAGACAATTTGAGCGATTGACCGAAATGGCAATGGAGCTTCTCAATCCTGAAGAAAAGGAAGAGTATGCCCGTCTGTTCGGGGTGAGTAATGCTCAAGAGCTTGTCCAGAAGATGAGCCATACAGAAAAACAACTCGACCGAATGATTAGAAAGCGTTTGAGCAATCCAATTAAGAATAGACTACAGCTCAGAGATTTGTTCTGGGCGATGGCTGATTATGCTGGTTTGCCGAGAATTCCTGCTGTTGCTGTTTGTCCAAATCATTGCGCCCCGTTTGATGCTGTAAGTGCGCCATTCTTTGGGCATACTACCAACTATCTCAAGCATGCAAATAGACACGGCTACAAGACAATGGGCGATGCCTTTCTGATGTTTGTTGAGTCTGTAATGTTCAATGGATGTAAATCTAAGATTCTTGGAGGCTCAGGAACTCAATCCAAGAACGTCTATGAGTATCTCCAAATGTTTGGCGATATTCCTGCTTGTCACGAAAAGACAAAATCGTTGTTTGTCCAAAGAGCGATATTCAAGAACAGAAGCGAAGTTTCAATTTTGACGCAATCAATGAAATCAGTCAGAGGCCCGCATCCTCAGAAACTCAGATTGGATGAGATTGAAGAATTTGATGCTTCTGTTTTTCGAGCTGCTCTTGCTACTACAAGAAGCTTTGGTGGCGTCTCATCGTCAATTGGGATGGGCAGTACTCACCACAAGCGTTCTGGCATAATGGCTAATTTGCTCAAGGAGCATTTGAAGAGGGGGATTGCTCTCTTCCAATGGTGTATCTTTGAAGTCATGGCTCAATGTACTGAGAAGTCGTGTCGTATGTGTAAAGAAGTTACCAAGATTGATTATGAGGGCAATGCTATTTCGTTCTATGATTTGTGTCAAGGCAAGGCAAAAAAGAGTAGAGGCTATTATTCCTTGAAAGAGGTTTTGGAAAAATTTTATTTGTTATCTTTGGAAGATTTCAAAGCTGAGTGGCTTTGCCAGGCTATCTCTCTTTCAGGCTATGTCTTTCCTAAGTTTGAGGCGGAAGAGGAAGTGCTTCATGTTACAGAGAGGGCTGAGTACAATCCTAATCTGCCTTTGACAAGAACATGGGATTTTGGATGGAGTGGTGCGACAGTAATTCTTTGGATTCAGGTTGACGGCAATCGTCAAAAAAGAGTGATTGATGAAGCGTGGTTTGTGATGACTCCTTTGCCTGAAATTGTGAAAGTTGTGCTCGGCAAGCCTTACCAATCAAGTTCAGGTAGGATTCTGGATTACGGTGACCCTGGTGGTAAAGGGGGCAAAGACAAAATTATTGGTATTGATGATATTTCTTACTTGGGCAGTCAAGGTATTGATATTATCTCTAAGGCTTCAGGGATTCCGCAAGGGTTGAGGTTGGTAAATCAGGCTCTTGAGCCAACCAGCGGAAAAATAGATTTGATAATTCATCCGAGATGCGAACATCTCATTGAGTACATGAAGGATGCAAAGTATCCTGTTGATGCTCAAGGCCAACCAGTCTCTGAGATTCCAATAAAAGATGGCAAGGAGCACCCTGGTGATGCTTTGAGGTATTGGTTTGTGAATAATGAGGGTACTTCAGTCAAACCAGCTTATGGTGGCGAAGTCCTGGTGAAGTAATCAAAACAAAAAAGAAAGATGATGATGAAGACGATGAAGTTCTTGTAATACCAGCTGGAAGATTCAAAGATTGGAGCGAACGCAAAAGGCTGTCTGCTACAGGAACAGGTTTTGGTTTCTTCCGCAATTCGATGCGTAATCAACTCTTGGGAATCGGAAGGGGATGAGATGGGAGTTCTTAATAAAGTCTTGAAAGCTATTGGTCTTCAAAGAATTCCTGAATCTGTTCCTGCTTTGGGTTTTGTAGATAAAGATGACCATCTATTCCGCCAGCTTGGAATCCCTGAAAAAGACCTCAGCCCGTTTTTGTGGGAGAGACATGAGAAGATAGCATACTATCTGTTTCTTGTCAACCCTCTTTGTTCTCGTATAATTGAACTCAGCAAAAACTTTACGGTTGGTGAAGGAGTCGCATTTGAAGCCAAAGATTCCAGAGTCCAAAAAGTTCTTCAAGATTTCTGGGATGATGAGATTAACAATATGGAGTTGAGACAATTCAATATGGCTTTGGAACTTTCTCTTTCAGGTGAACAGATTATTGTTCCTACTGTAAATAGATTCTCAGGTGGAGTCACAATTGAAGTTCTGGATAATTTGCAAGTTGAACGAGTTGTGCCTAATAAACAGAACAGGAATGTCCCTGATGAGTTGGTGCTCAAGAGAACATCAGTTGAATCAGAGCCAACGACGTTGAAGGTGATAGGCAAGGACAGAAATCCTGAGAGTGAGTCGTTTGGACGATTGGTTGGTGAAGCATTCTTCTTTGCTGTGAATAAGATTACTAATGCCACTCGCGGGCATAGTGATGTTTTGGCTTTACTTGATTGGATTGAAGGTTATGATGAGTTTTTGTATTCTGAGCTTGAGCGAGCCCAAGCGATGAAAGCTCATATTTGGGATGTAGAAATCCAAGGTGCCGACAAACCCGCGATTGATGAATTCTTGAAGAGAGTGCCGCCGCCAAAACCTGGTTCTATAAGGGCTCACAATGAGAAAATCAAATGGCAGCCTCTGACTCCTGACCTCAAGGCGGCTGATGCGACAGCGCAAGCGAGATTGGTTAGGACACATATTTTGTCTGGGGCAGGGATGCCTGAAACTTGGTTCTCTCAAGGCGATTCTGCTAATAAGGCCACTGCGGGTGAAATGACTTTCCCTGCTCTCAAAGGTTTGGCAACGAGACAAAAATTCTTCAAGCATATCATCAGACGGATTTTCCAATTTGTTATTGACCAAGCCGTAATTGCTGGTACTCTTCCAGCTGGAATTGATGAATCATTCTCAATCAATATACCGACAGTGGAAAGAAATTTGGTTGAGAAATCGCAAGTGCTAACTGGGATTACTCAATCAATGATGATTGCGAGAGAGAACGCTTGGATTTCTGATGCGGAAGCAAAGATAGTTTATCAGCACTTCCTGAATCAGTTGGGAGTAGAGCTTTCAAGATACAGACAAGAAACTGGGAAGCCGAAGCCTGAAGATGTACTGACTCCTGAAGGAAAAGATAAACCAGGCTTGGTAGAAGATTATCTTTGGGCGATGGATAAATTCAAGGAGAGAGTGGCTGGAGTAGCTTAATGCCTGTTGCCGTTGTTACGCAGAAATACAGAGATAAGTACAAGAAGTTGCTTGCGAAAGCATACAACCAAGTGGATACTACCAGTGAGCTTGGCTTGAAAGAAATAATTAAGTTTTTGAAAGAGTTGGACAAAAAAGTTACTTACCAAATGGTCAAGGCCAAAAATTATAGAGCAGAGCATCTTCGAGATTTGCGGAAAGAACTGAAAAAGCATGTTGACGAGTTTGAAAGACGTTTGCTTGAAGTGACCGGGAAGGCTCAAAAGAAAACATACAAACTTGGAGCCAAATCTGTTCTTCAATTGCCCAAAAGTTTTCAGGTCAAAGCCGTTCTTCCTGCGGTCTCCGAAGAGGCATTGAGAATTGCTCAATCATTCACTGCTGATTTGGTGACTGGTGTGACTAATAAAGTTAGAGAAAGAATAAATAGCGAAGTCTCGCAAGTTGCGTTGGGAGTCAAGAAGCCACTTGACGCTATCAAAGCCCTTGCCCGCATTATTTCTCCAGTTAGAACGAAAGTTGGTTATGTTGGTACGGCGTATAGGGCTGAGATGATAGTGAGAACTGAAACCAACCGTGCCTTCTCGATTGGAGCTGATGAGAGAGCCAAGCAAGTCGAGAAGAAATCTCCAGGTTTGAAGAAGTGGTGGCTGACTGCGAGAGATGAGAGAGTTCGGGATTCGCATTATGAAGCTGGGATTAGGTACAGCGAAGACAAGGCGATTCCTGTTAAGAAAAGATTTTCAGTTGGCCGGGCAAGTCTTGACTATCCCAGTGACCCAGCCGGATTGCCAGAAGAGGTCATCAATTGCCGGTGTCGCGCTATTTATGTCCATCCCAAATGGGAAGAAGAAGCTGAGGAAGAGGAAAAGAAAGAAATCAAGAAAGAGACAAAAAAGAAGCTCAAGAAAATTGCTAAGAAAGAGAAAAAGAGAAAGCTGACTCCCAAAGAATACAATGAGAAGCAAATTGCTAAACTTTTCAGCAAGCTTGGGTTGCCGCCAGATACAACTTTTGGTGGGGTAAAGAAAGAAATCATAAACACGATTCGGGAGGAACCTGACATCTTCGGTTTTTTGAGGCACCATCTTGTGGGCAGCAATCCTGATTCTTGGGGAGCGATGGTCTCTGAGATTTTCCCTAAAATTCGTGAAAGAATGGAGAAGAATCTATCTCCAGAATCAAGGAGAAGTCTTGAAGGATGGAAACAAGAAGTTGATAAACCAGAGCTTCTGGGCTCTTACAGACGATACTTGGATTTGACTCAGTTAGCTCTGCGAAGGAAATATCCAAGTGGGGCAATGAAATTATACAGAGGCTTGGGTCTGCATAGTGTGAAAGCCAGACAAAAAATCACAAAAAATCTTGACCGCCCAGAAAGATTTACTTATTCGCCTGAAGCAATGGTAGAATCTTGGACAACTTCATATAAACGGGCAAAACGATTCGCTGACGAAGGTTTTGAGGGCGGAGTAGTTCTGGAGATGGAAGTCCCAATTGATTACATTGGCGGGTCAATAATTTCTGACCCCAAAAGTTATGCTGAGATGCCTGAAGAACGAGAATCAACTGTGATATCAAAGTTCACTAAAGCTAAAGCTGAATATTTGGAACCAGTAGGGATGACTGCGATGGATAAGCCGCTCTTCAGAGTAAAGATGGGTTTGAAAGGGAAGAAAATCAAGGAAGCTGAGGAAGAGATAGAATTTGATTTCAGTGATTTGACAATTCAATTCCCAATTGATTTGAAAAAAGCCATCGCCTACAGAGAGTACCTCAGAAAACAAGGGAAGTTGAAAGACCCTGATATCAGGAGAGCAATAAATCAACATATTGAAAGGCTGAACAAGAGACTTGAATAAGTTTGGTCTGTTTTGAGAAAGGAGTTGGTTGTGGCAAAGGCAAAGAAGAGAACGCCAAGAAAGAAGAAGGAAACAGCAGAAGAGCCTGCTGTTGAAGAAGTTGAAGAAGTAGTTGAGGAGGTTCCTGCTGAGGAAGAAGTAGTGTCTGAGTCTGAGAAGGTTGAGGAAGAGCCAGCGCCCAAAATTAAGAAAGCTCCTGTCCACTCGCCTACTGAGCCAGAGGCCGAAGCTCTCGCACGCCCAAAGATTGAGATTCATCCAGTTGCGACGCTGGAAGAAGCTATTGAGCTTTGTGGGGGTGAAGATAAAGTTAATGCCTCTGCGGAACTTGAGACAGAGTTTGTTATTGTCTTCGGCTCAGAAAACAAGAAGGTGAGGATTCCCAAAAATAATTGAGGGATAAATGGAACTTCAGAAAGTAACGTCTAAGTCTCTCCGCAAGGAGAGTGCCCCGGCTTTGGGGAATATGCATTACCATTGCCATATGCTCTTTGCGTGGTGGAAAAAGGGCAGAGAAAAAATTGATGTCGAGATGGTGAAGAGAGCGCATGATTTGATTGTGGATGAAGTGGACAGAAGGAAGCTTGCTAAGAAAGAGGAACACGCAACGCCAATTCTGCTCAAAGAAGCACTGGCGACAGTGTATCCATCTGGTGTCAAGAAAGGTGAAAAGATAACTTTCAAAGATTTGCCTGATTTTGGGGACTTCTATCTCAACGACAGATTTGTCTCATTGGTAGGCTCAATCCCAAACAATGGAGAAACCGAGAACGATATTGATTTCTTGATTGCTTGGCCTGAAGATGCTCCAGTTGAGATAGTTCGCCCAATTGAATTTCGTCTCTGGCGACAATTCGAAAATCTTGACCATCAAGCTCGTTGTTCGTTTCATCTTGATACCTTTCATGGGCCATTCACAAACTCGATTCCATTGTATCGTTTGAAATGTGAAAGAATCAATCCTGATATGGAGACAATCCTTGCGGCATTGAAACGTGAACCAACGGCAATGGAGCAGTCTGATAAATCAGAAAAGGAAGATAAGATTCTGCCAATGCGGTTCTTCAATCCTGTAAAAGCAGGTGGTGGTTCTCTGATTATCAGAAAGAAATTCAAAGGGCCGTGGGATTATTCTGCTGTTATTGAAAAGGCAAAGAAAAAACTGCCCTTGGTAGCCGAGAAGAAGTATGATGGGATGCGGGTTGTTCTTGCTAAGCAAGGCGAGAAAGTTAGGCTCATGACCGATGGCGGTACAGATGTGGCTTCAAGATTGCCAAAGCTTGTAGAACAAATTAGGAAAATTCCGCACAAATCCTTTGTTTTGGATTCTGAACTTGAATGGTACAAAGATGGGACTCATCAGCCGAGAGAAGAAGTGGCTGCTTCGTTGATGAGTAAGGAGATTTTAGATGAGACCGGCTTTGTGGCGAATATCTTTGAGATAGTGTATTTGGACGGCAAAGATTTGCACAAACTAACTTGGGAAGAGCGCCATAAGATTCTCAAGAAATTTCCTATCAAGCAGGAACAGTTGGAATTCAAACCAAGCAAGGAGATGCTTAACAGAGTGCCATCGTTGATAGCAAATTCTGAAGCTGAATTGAAGGCATCTTTGAAGAAAGTTTCAGAAGCAGAAGCTTCAGAAGGCGGAATTCTGAAATCGCCAACATCGAAATATCCTCTCACTGGCAGCTCAAAGTTGATGATTAAAGCTAAGAAATATGCGACTGTTTTTGGAATAGTCGTCAAGAGAAATGAAACCAAAGTGAAAGGGACTTACAATTATGACTATGCCATTAGGATTCCAAAAGCCGTAGTTGACCCAGAATCCATTGTAGAGATAAAAGGTAAGCCATACTCTCAAACTGGCACATCCTATGCTACAACTGAGAAGCTTGTCAAAGCCGATGTCTTCGCAATTACGTTTCATACCTTTAATAAATATATTGACCCGGAGACAGGGAAAATCAGTGGTCGTTTCTATGAGCCTGTCTTTGATGGGAAGGTTGATAGGAGAGAGCCGCATTCGATTGATGAAGCAATTGCAATTGCTCGTGATGCACAGCTTCTTGGAGAAAAAGAAGGTAAGCAAACTTTCTCGGAAGGAATCACGTCTGTCTTTTTGAAATTCCTTGGTACAAAAGGCGAGATTGAGGAAGAATCACCTAAACATAAAAGACATACAGCTATTTTGGTGCTGTATGATGGAGTCTCTGGTTTGATTGACTTTGGAAAAACTTGGAAAGGCAAGTTTGAAGACGTCAGGAAAATGACAGAAGGGACTCTCCGATGGATTGCAATAACACATGCTCATCCTGACCATATTGGTGGATTGGAAGGCGAAGAAATTGATTTGCCCGTCTACATGACCGCAGAGACAGACAAACTTCTTTCGCCAGATAAGTTTCTGTTCAAGAATAGAATAGTTCTTAAACCAAATGAGAAAGCCGATTTGAAGCATTACGCAACCCTTGAGCCTGTACCAGTTGAACATTCAAGTAAGGCTCCAACTAATGGTTACATACTTAGGCTGTCTCATGAAGAACTGAGTTATACAATTGGCTTCTTCCCTGATGTAGCTGACCTTGACGAAAGAGACTTGGAAGGAATAGATATTTACATCGGCGATGGAGCCTCTCCAGTCAGACCAATCATGAGAGGGAAATCTCCAGAGGGCAAAGATGTCGGTCATGCTTCGATGAAACAGCAGTGTGCTTGGTGCCAGAATGTTGGTATACATACAGTTGTTTTTGTGCATCAAGGGAAGCAATCTGTTGAAATGAAGGATGAGAAAATTATTGAGTTATTGAGTCAATCATTCCCGAACAAGGAAATTCTCTTACCTGATGATGGTGAGACAATAATAGTTCCTGAATACGCAGTTAAGGATGGTGTTTATTTTGTGCCGCCTCATGGAGAATTGATTTGGAATGGTGAAAAGGATTTAGTGGTTAAAGCGAAACAGTTTCATATCCTCTACCAAAGAACTCATTTCTTAGCTTCAGACCTTGTCTATGGAACTATAAAATTCAAAGAGCCTTACAAGATAACTTTGGAAGAGTTTGAGAAACTTCGCAAACGACATCGTATTAGTGATGAAGAGAGAAAGAAGTGGTGGCCTGACAAAGATGAACTTTGGGCTTATGAAATAGAGGACTTCTGGCCTTGGTATGTTCCAAAGCGTTACCAGTATATCAAGGGGGCTCAGGTCATTATCAGGAATCTTCAATTGCTTGAGAGTCGTGAGAAATCAATCTTGGTTGCCTCTGAATTAAGACTTGAAGAAATGGCCAAAGTTTTTGGTTCTCCTGGAGGCAAACACTTCCAATCTAAAATGCTGCTCGAAATTGTGCCTGACCACAAAGTTTATGTAGAACCATATGCAGGCGGCGCAAGTTTGTTCTGGAGAAAGGAACCAAGTGAAAAAGAAATTTTGTCTGATTTGAATGCTGATATTATTAGCTCCTTCAGGTTTCTTCAGTCAGCATCAATCCTTGATTTTGAAAAATTTCGGAAAAGAAAATGGGTCGGTGAAATAGATTACTTCAAGAAACTCAAGCTTTCCAAACCTACAAAACTGATTGATTCTGCTTACAGATATATGTATCTTGTCAGGCATAGTGTTTTTGGAGGTGCAGAAAACTTTGGTCGAAGTTCGGTGGAAAATTCTGAACCGTTATTTTTGAATAGGTTAGAAGCATACAAAAGGCGTTTGGAAGGCGTCTCAATTCTACACCAAGATGCGTTTGAAGTCATTCGCAAATACGATTCGCCAGATGCTTTCTTTTATCTTGACCCACCGTATGCTGGCGCTGAAGCTCCAAGAAGGTTCAAGCATTTTGGAGAAGCACCTAACCACCGAGAGTTGATATCGCTTTTGAAATCCTTGAGGGGCAAATTTTTGCTCAGTTACAGTAATGACTCTGAATTGAAGATACTTGCAAAACAAGTTGGTTTCAAGGTTGAAAAGGTTCCAGTTCGCAGGCAGCAAATGCCTCACCGAAGTCCTGATATTGATTATGAAGTGTTAGTTTCGAATTATGATTTTCACTTGCCCAAGAAGTCATTGAAAGAAGTTGCTTATGTCCACTCGCGCAAGAAGTTTGCTGGTAGTATAGTTAACAAGTTTCCTGAAGAAACAAAGATAGTCTTTGACCCGATGTGCGGCGTTGGCTCTGTTCTTGTAGAAGCTGCCCGCCGTGGGATTCAAGTTATGGGGAATGATTTGAATCCTTACGCCAACAGGTTTGCAAAAGGTATTTTTGAAGGGACGGGGCTGACGCCTTCTGATGTTGAGAAGATGATTCATCCGCCTGAGAAAGAAGGTTGGTTTGCGAATAAATACAAGGGCAAACATCCGAGAAACTTGGTATTGAGAGCTTGGGTTGATAGTGTAGTTCTTGGTGTTGAAGAAACTTTCAAGGAAGATGAAAAGAAGAGAGATGCAGCACGCGCCGCAATCGTATCCTTCTTGGGAAAATTCTTCAGAGGGACGCATACGGGAATGTTTTCTCAATGGCATTACCAAGATGTAGAGAGAGCTAAGTCAATGCTTAGGTCTTCAATCCTTGAAGTTAATAGGCTCATTGGCCAAGTGGGCGGCAAAGGACTAATTACCAGCCTTGATGCTTTCTCGATGGAGATTCCAAAGGCTGATGTAATTTTCTTTGACCCGCCAAACTTGTCACAAGCTTCTTACAGGCAAGCTATGTCTGAGTATAAGACAAGGAACGCCATTCTTCTTCAGAAGGAATTAAGTTTCAAAGCCCCAACCAAAGAGGCAGTTGGGCAGTTGCTTGGAAAGCTTGCGAAGAAAAGTAAGTTGCTGATAGTCTGCTCTTCAGAGATAGCTGATTTTGATTGGGAAGAGATGCTGAAAAAGCACAAATCAAATGTTACAAAATTCCAAATGCAATATTTCAAGCAAATCAAGTCACTTGATGCTTTTCAATCTGTTAAGAAGTCAAGAGTCCAAAAACTCTATCTGGCTGAACAAGACCCTTATTTGCTTGTGCCAGATGAGAAGAAAACTTACAAGTATATGGTTCACCATCATTGGAGAGGAAAGTCCTGCCACGCAGATTTGCGGCTTGAGTCTGCCTTGAAAGACATGCTAATTGGTTGGACTCTTAATGATTTGATTAAAGGCGAAGTGAAAGAGCCAGTGCTTACAATGGCAGATGCGAGAAAGATTGAAGCAAATCCGAAAAGATATTTCAAGATAAACTGGAAGACAGGCGAATGGGCAAAGCGAATTAAGAAGGGTGCTGTTAAACCTGTTAATGTTACAGTGATGACACAGAAGAAAGCGCCTGAGCCAATTGAGTGGATGAAATTTGAGGGGGTAGTAGAGCCTGGTGAAGTTGGCGCAACTAAAACATTTCCAGGTGTATTTTTGATAAACGACAAAGGCACGATGGAGTATGGTGCACAGAAACCCTGGTCTCATGAGTATTTCTTTCATGGTGGAGCTTTGAAATACAAACTCGTAATGAGACAATTGAGGGCTGCGTTTGGAGAGGCATTGCTCCAAGACGAACTTCTGCAGCGTCAGCTATTTATGTATCCAGATTTGCTTGAAGAGGGATTAGAAGAGAATCTTGAGCGACTGACTGAATCTCTGGACAAAGAGTTTCTTGAATCTTTGCCGGATAAGCTGTTCAAGGGTTGCTTTGTAGTGGAGTCTAATTTGTTTATAGACTCTTGTGAAGAACAGAGAATACTTCCGCCATCTGAAGAGAAAGTAGTAGGAGTGAAATGGTTTACAATTAAACCAATTGACCAAACGCCATATGTTTTGGGTGATGAGGCAGTCAAGAAGAAATGGATGCCACCACTTGGAAAATCGGCATTACCCAAGAAGGTTAGGGCTAAGATTCCTGAACCGCTAAGATACTGGAATGCGAAGAAGCCAAAAGAAGCGCAGATGATTCGAGATGAGCTTGTTGAGATGATAAAGAAAGATGAGATTAGTTTGCCTGTAGTTGGAGAGGAACTCAGGGAAGCAAGAAAGGGAACTTATGCTCTGAAGTATCATTGGTTTGCTAAAGTGGGCATGAAGAAGAGAGCAGGTGCGAGTAAATATCATTTCGACTTATTTCTATTAAACAAGAAGAAAGAACATTTTGAATTAGACTTAGACCCGCTTGAGAATGATGTTATTTCGATTCATCCGCCTGCGCCGGACGTGGCTCATGATGAAAAGGCTGAAGGATTCATTAAACCAGGCGAGTTAGGCAACAATACCAAAGAGACTGGAGTGTGGATTGAAGATTGGGCCAGTGGTAAAATGCTGGTACTTGAGGAAACTCCTGTTTTCAAGAAAATCAGATTCTATGGGAAACTGAATGGTGTTTGGGTGTTTGAACGAGAGAGCCCAACATCTGAGTTTTGGCAAATGAAATTGAGTAAGCCTGCACCAGTTATGACAACAAAATGATTCGAAAGGAGAATGCTGTGAGCTTGTTAGATTTGTTGACAGAATCGTCTGTCCTACTAATTGAGAAGGGAGGTGCTGAAGGAAGAGTTTGGGATGTTGTGCTGATTGACGTTGGTCTATCGCTCAACAACAAATTGTATGGGCCTGAAGTGCTCAAGGGTGCGAAGGATTTGTTTGAGGGAAGCAAATGTTTTGCTTATGAGTTCAAGGCAGGGGCAGCAGAAAAAATGTATAATCATCTGCCTTGGAAAATAAGAAAAGTCATGCCGGATGGGTTGGTTAGGAATCTGGTGGGTGACTTTCGCAATGTCCGATTCGGTAAGTATCGGAAGCCAGATGGGACTCAAAGCGAGGCTTTGTTATCTGAGTTTCATTGTATTGAAGATTGGCTGAGAAAGAAACTTTTGGGTGCTTACAAAAGCGGGAACCCAAGAATTCTTGGTTTCTCGATTGACGCTGAAGGGATTGTCGTTGATTATCCTTACAAAGGTAAGATAGTCAAGAAGGTAATGAGCATCGAGAAAGTTCACGAAGTCACTGCGGTTACCAGCCCAGCGGCTGGTGGGAAGATATTGCGTTTGGTTGCTTCTATTGAAGGGGAACAAGTAATGGATGAATTGAAGAAGTTGCTGGAGAAGCTGTTCGGCGGCAAAGCCTTCCTGGGCGGGAAGCTTATGGAAGGTGTTGACGAGCTTGATGAAGAGAAAGTAATTGAGCTTGTTGACAAGGCGGTTGAGGAAGTGGAGAAGGATGAGAAGTTGGCTGAGACTTCAACCCTGCCTGTGGTGCTTCGCGCCCTGCGTGATACGTTGAAGGCAGGAGACACTGCGAAGGCCATGAAGATACTTGATGACCTCATCGCCAATCTCGCCAAGTACCCCTATCCGCCACCTGCGGGAGGGAAAGCGCCGTATCCGAAACCAACAGCTTCCAAGGAATCTGATGACGACGATGCCAAAGTTTCACCAGAAGAGTTCCAAAAGGTGAAGGACACCTTGGCAAAGGTTGAAGAGGAAAAGAAAGAGATAGCACGTAAGGCTGAAATCAAAAACCTGATTTCAGAGGCCAAGCTTTCTGATGCCAAAAAGACAGAACTTACAAAAGCCTGTGAGAAAGTTTCTGTTGAGGAAGCAAAGAAGTTGATTGAGAAGGCAGAAGCTGACTCGCCAATGCAGGAAAGTGAGGAAGTCAAAGAGCTGAAAGAAGGCATGGACAAACTCCAAGGTGAGGTCAAAGAAAGCAAAGAAGAGTTGGCGAAGATTCTTGAGTCTGAACGCAAGACAAAAGTTCGCTTGCTCATAACCGAGTCCAAGCTGCCCAAGCCAGTACTTGATAAGCTGACCGAGCAACATGCTGACTCAAAGCCGGAAGTTGTTGAGAAAGCGATTGTGCTTGAGCGAAAGGTCTTGGCTGCTCTGAGTGAGACAGTCGGCAGCGGTATTGCGGTTGACCGTGTCTCTTTGGTTGAGTCAGAAAGAGACAAATACCAGAAGGCAATGGATGGACTCTTTGAGGCCAAGGCCGTTGACGGCGTCCAGCCATTCCGCGGCATCCAGCACGCCTACCGTGTAATAACTGGAAGAGCAGAATTTGAGACAAGGGAAATCCTTGCCGAGGCCATTGCGTTTATTCCCGGTTTCACAAAGGACAATAAGCGGCTGGCTGAGTCCTTGAAGACTTCGGACTTTGCCCAGATTCTCGGTGACTCGATTGCCCGCAAGATGATTAGAGAGTACAAGCTTGACCAGTTGAATGTCTGGCGCTTGTTTGTTTCGGAGTTCTCTAACATCAAGGACTTCAGAGTCAATCCACGGATGAGGATGGGTGGTTATGGGATTTTGCCGAAAGTTGCTGAGCAGGGAACCTACCAGAACCTAACCTCGCCAGGAGACGAGCAGGCAACATATGCCATCGAGAAACGTGGTGGGCTGGAAGACCTCACGATGGAGATGATTGCGAATGACGACGTTGGCGCGCTGAAGAAAATCCCGATGAAACTGGGACGCGCTGCCGTGCTGACTCTTTATCGCACAATCTTCGACATCCTGTTGAACAACCCAACTATATATGACGGCAAGACTCTCTTCCATGCCGACCACGGGAATACCGACACCAAAGTTTTGAGTCATGACAATCTGACTTTGGTCAGGAAGGCGATGCAGAAACAACAGCCTTACGGTCATGATGACGAGTTCTTGGGCATGATGAATGTACCTGCCTATCTGGTTATTCCGCCAGACCTTGAGGATACTGCGTTCAAGATTCTGAAGTCAACTGTAGAGTTGACTTCCAACAAGGACGCAACTGTGCCGAATATCCACAGCACTTATCTCAAGGACTATGTCTCAGTGCCTTACTGGACTGATGCGACAGACTGGGTTGCTGTTGCTGACCCTGCTATGATTCCGACTATCGAGGTTGGTTTCTATCAGGGCAAGCAGGAGCCTGAACTGTTCGTCCAAGACCAGCCGAATGTAGGCTCAGTCTTTACGGCTGACAAGATAACCTACAAGATTAGGCACATTTGGGGCTACACCGTTCTTGATTACAGAGGATTTTACAAGAATGTGGCAGCTGGATAATAGCAAATAAGGGTTGATGGGAGAGTCTTGACGGCTCTCCTGTCAACTTTCCAAAGGAAGGAGAAAGTTGTTTCGATTCGAGTTTTGGTAGTAAGAGTTCTTGGTTGGTTCAGTTTGGGAGGTTAAGTAATGGGTGAGCAGAAGTTGTCTGATATTCCTGGTCTTCACAAGAAACAAGTTAGGGTGCCTCAAAATGCTGTAAACGGCACAGATGAGGAGTTTGTTCTTTTTGAGGCAGAAGAAGCTATTGAAGTCGTAGAAGTTAATACAATCTACGATGCCGCAGTAACCGGCGCAGACGACAACAACTTCACTTCGGAGGTTGTCAACAAGAAGGCTGATGCGTCAGGGACAACAGTAGTTGCCACTGGCGCCGAAATGGCGGCAGGAGTGAACTATGCTGCGTTTATCAAGAACGCATTGACCGTCTCGACCACTGCGGCCAACAGGCTTCTCGCCAAAGGTCATGTTTTGGTCTACAAGTCTAACCAGAAAGGAACCGGGCTTGCAGACACCGAGAAGTCTGTTGAAGTTCTGTACAAGTACAGGACTTACAACGAGTAAGTAAGAAAGATTAAAAGGAGAGCTTTGCTGCTCTCCTTCAGGAGCATTTAATTGAGTGCTTCAGAACGAGAGCAGTTAGCTTGTTTAATGGGGGTTCAGATGAAAGGAGTAAAGAAGTGGCTTTGAAAAGTGTTCAGACTATGTTGCCTCTCCAATCGCATGGCACTGGCATCGGTAAGACTAATGGTTATGTTTTGGATACTTTTGTTCCAGAGCATTCCCAAGTGTTTGTCCACGTTACTGCAATAGGTGGCGGCACCCTGGATATAAAAATTCAGGACTCTTGGAAAGATATAGATGCCAACTACTCTAATACTGGTGATGAAGCGCTGGGCATCAATGCCAACGGGATTACCAGAGTACCGCCAGATGCTGTTAGAGGTAAATACATTAGAGTCTGGTATGAAGTCAAAACAGCTGCCGTAACTTTTGCAATTTACTTGGACAAAAAGGAAATGCAATAAGAAGTGGTTGGCTTGGCTCCTTTCAATGGAATAGGAAGGACAGGTGAACTGATATGGGAGTGGTTGAAGATTTCGAAGCCAGAATTGGGACTTTGATTCAGGATTCTGATTCTGTTTTGGATAATACTAAATTGATTCATTGCATGGAACAAGCTCTTGAACACTTTAATAAAGAACTTCCAAGGAATATTGTTTCAAAAGTTACTCCTGCAGATGATAGCATAGATTTCAATTATCCCAGCGACTGGGATGAGGATTTCTCTATCATCAGAGATATTGAATTTCCGATTGATGAGAATCCGCCTGAGTTTCTTGATGCTGATGATTTTAAGGAAGTCGAAGTTGAAATGACTGTGACAGAATCAGGAGATACTGACAATGAGTTGGATAGTTGGAGTCTTAGTGGGATTATAATAGGATTTAATACTGATTCATCGAGTAAGCTTTATGTCAAACTTACTGATACAGCTGGAACAAGAAAAGTTGAAATCTTCAAAGATTCCAACCAAACTCTCCAAGTAGCAGAAGGTACTCTTGTAGGCGATGGGACTTTAACTCTTGCTCAAAAGAATGGTTCAGGACTTTCTGGGACTGTAGATGTAACATATACTGACGGAGAAGCTGCTGTAATCCTGACTGCGAGAAACAAAGTCATTCGCTTCATTTCTGCTCCAGGTACGGGCAATTCTTTCAGGGTTCTCTATTCCAAGAGAATCAAGTCAATCAGCGATGGCGAGTTGAGTAAAATTCCCGAAAGGCATAAAGGAGCCTTTGTTCAGTTGTGTGCCCATTATTGCGCAAAGGCATTAGCGTTTTACTATGCTAATACCTCTGCTCCGACGTTGACAGCTGATGTGGTTGACTATAGAACTAAGTCTGCTGAGTACGAGAGCCTGTCAGATAGGACTCTGGCGAACTTTGAGAAGGTTGCTTTGGAAAGTAGTTCAAGAGAAGCGGCCTATGGTGAAAAAGATTTGGATATTGATTTTGCTTGGAAAGAAGAAAAGTTGTTTCATAGAAGGACACATAGATAATGCCTTTTGAGATGAAAGTAAACATTGCTGTGAAAGGCAAAATAATCAAAGGGACAGCAACCAAAGCTTTTGATGAAGCCAATTTGGCTGCATTCAAAGAAGGTGGTTTGTATTTGGAAGGTCAAGTAGCCAAAAGGACTCCTGTTAATCTTGGTTTTTTGTCTGGGTCAATCTCGCATGATGTTAGAGGTTCTGCCTTGGCAAGATACGGACGTGTTTTTTCTGCTCTTGAATACGCAAGACCTGTTGAGGAAGGGCAAAGACCTCACTGGCCGCCATTTGCTCCAATTTATCAATGGGTGATTAGAAAAAAAAGAGAAAGCGGTTTGCGGGCAAAGAAGGCGGCATTCGCCATTATGCACAAAATCAGTAGAAGAGGTGTATCAGCAGTTGCTATGTTCAAGAAAACTTTCAAAGACTCAAGAGCGATAGCAACATTGGGCAATATCTTCAGAAGACACATGAATCGGTTCATAAAGAAATTTTAGCTTAGAGGGCAAATATGGCCGAATGGGTAGAGACTAAGCTTGGAACGATTTCGACCAAGCTGCAAGCGATTGCTGGCCTACAAAACGTCTATAAACGCAGTAGATGGACTAATAAACCCGATGTCTTCAAAAATCTCTTCGCAGAAGATGTTAGACAAGTGAGACGCATCAACACATGGATGGTGGGAAGAGAGACAGTCAGAGAGACTGGGCCGAAAGAACAGTGGAGATTTATTTCTGCTCATGTCTTTGTAATAAGAGGCTATCTCAGCTTCAAAGATGCAGATGCCACTGAATTGGAATTCAATGCCATGATAGATAAAATCAGGAAAGAGTTGAGAGCTGACCAAGCAATTTGGGATTCCTGCTCAGAGATAGTGGAAGAGGCTGTTCAAGTGAGGCATATTGGTTATGAGTTTTTTGGTGAAGTTTTCTGCCATTATTGTGAACTGATAATTGAAGTGGAAGAACACGAAACGAAAGGTTAGTTGGAGGTGAGACAATGGCGAAGGATATGACCAAGATTAGATGCGGCAAGAAATTCCGCATGGCTATCGGAGTTCAAGATGTAGAAGGCACCCCGGCATCTTCTCCAATTGAGACCCTATGGGCCGGGAATGGAGAAGCTGCTTGGGGCAGAGAGAAGGAAGAAATACCAGGTTCATATGGTCGAGTCGCAAGACCTCATTATTCAGTAATTAATGCGGCTTTTGCGCCCACCATGACTGCTACCATTGCTGTTACAAGAAAGATTCTGCCGGTTCTGCTTCGTAGTATCTATGGCAAGGGATTGGTCTCAAGTTACAGCGAGACAGGAGACATTAATAGTGAGCTTGACAATTGGGTTATCAACGGTGTTGTTCCTTATTATAATACAGACACCGCCAGAAAGCTATATGCGGATTTGACAGATGCTGCTGGAACCAGGAAAGTCGAGATTTACAAAGATGCGGCCAAATCCAATAAGGTAGCAGAAGGAACAAAGGTTGGTGATGGGACTCTTACTTTCACTGAGAGGAACAATTCAGGAATTTCTGGAACTGTAGACGTGACTTATTCTGATGGTGAGACAGATGTAGTGATTCTCGTCAAGCAATTGAAGTACCAGAAGATGGACAATATTTATGAGAAGTATCTGACCCTCTGGTATGAGGATGGTGAGAAACAGTATAAGCATCAGGATTGTCAGTTGAGGATGGTGAGATTTATCTCTGCTGAGAAGTCTCATCTTAGAATGGAGCTTGACTTCATCTCCAAAGGGACTCCTGTTGAAGATGACGCGGCACCGCTTGGTATCTCTTCTGTCTTTGAAGTTTTCTGTCATAAGATATTCAGTTTAATCAAAGACCCGGCAGCATCAGGTGGGCTTACAGAATCAGGAGATGCTGATAATGAATTGGATAGTTGGAGTTTGACTGGAGTAGTTCCTTATACTAATACCGATGCTGCTGCGAAGCTTTATGCTAAACTTACTGACACAGCTGGAACAAGAAAAGTTGAAATCTTCAAAGATTCTGCGAAAACTTTGAAAGTAGCAGAAGGAACAAAGGTTGGTGATGGGACACTGACTCTTTCTGAGGAGAACAATTCAGGAATTTCAGGGACGGTAGATGTAACTTATTCTGACGGGGAAGATAATGTTGTCTTGCTCTTTGAAATTGAGTTCGGAGTCAGAGAATTTTCTACTGGAATTGAGATTGAAGCAGAGGTATTCCAAGGCAATAGCTTGTATCCCCTCAAGCTCATCAAGGAAGCATTTGTTATGGTTAGCGGAAATATAAAATCCAAGTATTCAAATGAAACCAAGCGTTTGTTTACTGATAGTGTAGCGGATACGTTGACCTTTGATTACTTGAAGGGACAATGGGAAATATCTGGTGCTTATCTCACGATGACATTTGAAAAAGTCACAATGGACAAGGACTCACCTCCGGCATTTTCGGAAAGTAAGTTTGACGACTTTGACTCAGACTTTTCGGCATACGGCCCAGATGATGAGAATACTGACCCGGTGGTAATCACTGTTGACCTTGAAGACTTGACACCGTAATACAGGCAGAAGGGAGTAATTATGGTAGAAGAGAAATTGGACACGTATGAGTTTGAGCTTCCACACAAGGGAGTCATGCTTGTACTCAAGAAGTTCAACCAAATTGAGTTGGACGAATTTGCATTGGAATATGGTGCGAGAGGCACGACTTGGAATTTTCTTCAAGACCAAGCTGAGAAAGTGAAGATTGAAGCAGAGACTCTTGGAGATTTCACTGGATATGGGAAGAGACTCGAATCATTGTTACGAGAGCAGAACAAATTTGCTTTGGAGATGTTTTATTCTTTCAAGGAGATTCTCAAAAAGCAAATTGTTAAAACGGAGTCCCAGAATGGCGCTCTTGATGCCAGGACTGAAGAAGGTTGGAACAAAATCTTTGACCGAAGAAGGAATGAAGACAACCAATTCCTCATGAATCTCGCAGAGGGATTCATAAGCAGTCATAAACCTGCTGAGGAAATTGTAAAAAACTCAGACAGGGCATTGGAATCCTCTTGAGCGGAACGCCAGTGCCCGAGAATTCTTGTGAAGTTTGTAAGAACTGGTTGATTGATGAAACTGGAGAGAAGCTTAGGCCGAGAGAGAAAGGCGAAGAGCCTGTGTGTGAAGGCTGTCCAAAGAAGTTTCAATGGCATCCCAAAGCAATGGCTCTTCTTAGATTGTATTGGATTTGTTGCGACCCGATATTTGGTAGTTACAGGCATTTGCCCAGAGGTGGCGGTGTCTTGGAACAGGACGCTTTGACGATGGGTTATCTCGAAGTTATCAGAGGCATCATGGCTGAGTTCAAGGACAAGAACTAATGCCTGAAGAAATTGGAATACAATTCAAAGCAGTTGGTGCAGAAGCAGTCTCTGGCGCATTTACAGACCTTCAAAGTCAGATGCGCGAAAGCCAGAAAGCAACCGCAGGTCTTGGAGGCGGGTTCTTAGGAATTAAACCAAAGATGCTTGGGTTCTTGTCTAACATAGGGAATATTGCTACCGGCATAAGCTCTGTTATTGGGTTGGTTAAAGGTCTGGCAAGCGGAGTGGTCAGTTTGGGGAAAGGCATTGCCGGAACAGTGCTGCAACTTGCTTCTCTTGGCGGAGAATCAATCGGCGTCGCCAGTGCTTTTGAAGGTTTGACCAAACGTGCAGGTGAATCAGCAGACGTTATGCTGACCAAGATGAAAGCTGCTTTGAAAGGGACTGTTTCAGAGACTGAGATTATGAGGCAAGTCAACATCGGTCTTCAGCTTGGATTGCCGGGTACTGCGGATGAGATGTCCGAACTTGCAAATATGGCTATGGTCTTGGGACGTTCAGTAGGTCGTGGGCCTGTTGCTTCTCTTGGAGACCTTATGACTGGTATTGGGCGAACATCGAAACAAATCTTAGATAACCTTGGAATAATTGTGAATGCTTCAAAGGCTTATGAAGACTACGGTAAGAAAATTGGGAAATCTTCTGATGACCTTACCGAGATGGAAAAGAAACAGGCTTTCTATAATGCTGTGATGGAAAAAGGTAGAGGAGTAGTAGCTGCCTTGGGTGAACAACAAGTTACGTCTACTGAACAGATTGCTGGCGTCTCAGCAGCTTGGGAGAATTTGAAATCAAGAATTGGCGAAGTGATTGCAACCTCACCAGGCTTTGGAGCCATGATGGACGCTATTTCTAAGAAGATTCAAATGGTAATGGAGTGGGTTAATAAAAATCAGGTTGCTATTACTAACTTCTTTAATCAAGCTTTCGCCTTGGCATCAGATATTGCTTCGGTCTTGTTTAATGTTTTGATTCCGGCTATCAAGGCAGTAATGTGGATAGCCAAAGCGGCTATGGCAATACTGAGTCCATTGATAAGAGCAGTTGGTGCGATATTTGGAGGCTTTGCCGTTGGCCCAGCTGCTCCGCCAGTGACTCCACCTGCTGGGGGTGGAGGGGCTCAAATCTCGATTGCGCCTGAAGTTAATGTTGCTGTTAATCAGAGTGGGATAGCAACTCGCAGAGCCTTAGATACAGCTTTTGATGATGTCAAGCGGACTGTCTTTGACCAGCTTGATGAGACAGATAGAGAAGTCAAGAGACAAGCTGCGGTATTTGAAGTGGAAGCAAGAAATAAAATGTATCGAGTTTAGCAGGGGAGGTTAAAATGGCAGTTCAATATGAACAAATCTTTGACCACGCTGCCCTTTTCATTAGTGCGAAAAGGCGGTTGAACTATCTTGCTGATATCATGAGCAGAATCAGTGAAAAGTATTGGATTGAAAATGACGACTCTGACCAGACAAAAGATTGGCTGTTCAGAGGTTTGCGGAAGGGATGGAACACAGGGGCTAATGGGCAACTATGGGTTGAATTGACCGATACAGCTGGAACAAGAAAAGTTGAAATCTTCAAAGATTCTGCGAAAACTTTGAAGGTAGCTTCCGGGACGAAAGTTGGAGATGGAGTGCTTCCCTTTATTGAGGTAGGTGCATCTGGAATTTCAGGGACAGTATATGTAACTTATTCAGGAGATGATTTAGATATCCAAATCACTGTTGATTTTTCTTGGCCGGTACTGGTTGATGCAATTCCCCTTACTATCTCTGGCCTCGGTGAAGTCTATGATGATGCATATTCTAACCTTCAAACTGCGATACAAGGTGCGTTAGACGGGAGCGCAGGAGAATTGACATCTATTTGGTCTGCGCTGGAATCTGTCTTTGATGTCAATTTCTGGCTTGGGATAGTTGCTATCGAAATAGAGTCTGGCGAAGCTTCTGCTTGGTCTTATACCGAATCCAGGGCTTCGGATGGTGCGATAACTATTTCTGAAGCAGGAATTCTCCAAGATTTCATTCAAGCAATGATTGATGATGCTCAAGATGTTCAAGAGAATACTGTAGCTTGTCCTGCTCCGACAGCAGGGGGTGATAATGTTGGCGATGTCACTGTCACAACAAAAACCCCACGTTCTTGGGTGAGAAATGAGAAAATCAAAGTGAGATGCACCAAAACTTTGGATAGTGCACTTGAACGCTTTGAAGTTATCGGGTCTATTTCTGGTGCGGCTCAAAATAGTTTGACTCTCAACGCAATCTTCCGCTCTCATGACCTTGCAATGGAGATTCAATTGGATAGAAAGAATACTTATGACGGCTCATATTTGAGTAATATCGTGTTGCTGGGAGAGAAAAGTGCATACGTCTCAAGTGAGGGCAAGCTCTATACTAAGATAACTAATCCAAGCGGGTCAACATATCTGTTGGAAATATTTAGCAACTCTGCCAGGACTGAAGCGTACAAGGTAGCAGAAGGTCAAAGAGATGGAGCAGGGACTATTGTAGCAACACAATATGGTGGTTCAGGCCTGACTGTAACAGCAACCTTGAGCGTGGGGACTGAAGAAAAGATAATTGATTTGCATGTCTGTCATGTGAATGATATATGGTACTTTGAGCCAACCAATAATGAGAAAGGTCTTTGGCTTACCATGATTGCTCGGATGTATCCAGGAGCTGAATTGCCTAACAGCAGTTCACCGAGTATTGAAGATGGTTTGGCTGGTATGCCGGTTGATGAGTTGCTTCAATTAGGCGATGCTTGGGAAGGTCTTGAATAATGGCTGACAAGATAGAGATTGGCCCGGAGGGTGACCCAAAAGTTGTCTTTGGGGTTGATACAGCTCACAGGCCTAATCCTTTCACGAGCCCAGGCAGGGATTATTCGTATGATGGGGCAGGCAAACTTATCACAATTCGTGACCGTGTTAGCTTGACTTGTATCTTCATTTATGAGCCAAGTGAGATTTGGGATAAGTTTGCTGAAATCAAGACTGAACTTGAACATGGAACCATGGATTTCCGATACTATCGTGATAGTATAATAGTTTTGAATTTGAAAACTTCTGAACATGTAGGTTCCCCAAGATACGAGAACATTACGCCATCAGGCACGCCAGGTGAACTTGCTAATCATGTCAAATTCACGATGGATGTCATCTCTGAAAAAGGAAGTTTCTGGGGCAATTGGATTCTTGATGTTGATAGAACTGTTGAAGTTGAATCTTCTGCAGAAGAAGAAGGCGGGAATGTTGAGAGACGCACAATCACTGTGCGAGGGGAGATGACTCCAAGCTTGGCTATTATTGAAAGTTTCATTGGCCAAGCAGATATTGATAAACTGGAAACAGTCAAATATTCTTATCAGCCAGACAAGAATGTTTGGTCGGCAACTTCTACCATCAAACAAAAGTCAAATACAGGAATTGAAGCATTCCATGAGAGTATTTCGGTAACTGGCGGAGGTCAAGAGCTTAGTTTCTTCCAAAGGACTGGTTCTCGATTGCCTTTGAAGATTGTAGGCAAGATGAGAGAGTTCATAATAGTCATCACAGGCGAAGTTCGTGGGCCAGATATTTCCAAGCTTCGTATCCCTGCCAGAACCGCAGCTGGTTTAACTCCGAAGCAGAGAGGTGTGAAAGGGAAGAGTGAAAAAACAAGGACTGGGAAAGTTCAAAGACTACTGGGAAAATCTGGTGCGACTGAATTTTCGATTGGTATTGTAGAATCAAATCCAGATGGAAGTCCTAAGACTTTTTCTTTGAAGTATACTGAGATATATAAGAGAGCTGTTGAGGAAGATAAAATTCAGAGATTGATTCAAACTGATTATCAATTGCGAACCGTTGCAGACATTCTCGCTGGTCAAGCAGTGATTCCGACAGTTCAAATTGGCTTCTTAGAAGGGGCAAATTGGAGTTGGAGTTGGATAGAATCTGCTGAGGGTGGTGGAATTCCGCCTTGGTAACTTGTCAGAAGGAAGTTAGCTGTTAATTTTGTTGAGTGCTAATTATGTCAAGAGAGCGTGTTTACTCATTGCCAGAGACTCACGGCCAATTGGCCCGATTCTACAAGGATGGGATTTTGCCTCCTTCAGGCGCTCAGCCAGTACCGCAACGCGATGATATAGAAATTCTTTTCAAACCTTCTGAATCGGCCTCAAGCTTTCTTGGTTTTCCTTGCTCTTCAGTATCTTTCTCAAGGTCACTTGGTTTACAACCTGACCGTGGTTCAATAACCATAGCCAAATCGGATTTGGGATTGATAGTGATAAGACCGCCTGATACTGATGTTGACGCTGCCGCACGTCTGGCGCTTGGGATTGTACAAACAGCTTTGGGCGAAGCCGAAGAGCCAAGAGAAGTAGCTGAATTGGTTGGCATCGTAGGCCAGCCGCCTCAGGGTCTTGAGATAGCTGGAAGCTTGAGGATGTATGCGCCCCATGGACAGATAATTCTTGGGCCAATCTACTTAGATAAGACAGGAATCAGAGAAACTCAAGTTTCTGAAGACCGTGAGGGTAAGCCAGCGCCATTTGGGAGCCCAGTGGGAGCCGGAGCAGTCCCGCCAAAATCAGTAGAGTCAATAGTTACCGTATCTATTGCTGATGAGAGAATTTGGTGGGAGCGTCGTGGAGTGGTTTCTGGCAGATATAACATAGAGTCAAATATTAGGGGTGTTTCTGTGATGGTTGGCCCCCAAAGATTTGAAACCAAAACTCTGAAAGGGCTATCTCTTTTCAGCTTAGCAGACTTGCTTCAGATTTGTGTTGCGAATCTGCCGCCAAGAGAGTTTACTTACAAAGGTGAAAAGATTGATGCACCTGTAGCAAGAAAGATTGTTTATTACCATCCAACTTTGGATACAGAGTTTCCTCTCAATGTTGAATGGAAAGGGATTCTTGCAGCAAATGCTCTGCGTAAACTTCTTTCTGATTATAAACTTCATCTTAATCTTCGTTATGATGGGGATGTAGATATATTCTTTGAAGACTGGCCTGGCCAGTATGACCCACAAGAAAAACTTGCTGATTTGCTTGGTGATATTAAAGAAGGTTCAGTATATTCTTTCAAGCCACCTTCAGCAATAGTAGTAGGCCGCCCAAAAATTAGAGAACAGACTATCCGCTATTGGATACCTGTGACTGTGTCTGATGGGACAATATCTGGCTATCCTGAAGGTGCGATAGTTCCACTGTCTACAGCTATTTATAGATGGGGCTACACTAATGAAAAACTGCGTAAGTCTCTCCTCACTTGGTTTGATGGGAAAGACTCAAAGGCATTTGCTGATTTGTCGGGCACTAATAAAGAAAAGCGCAAAAAAATATTGAAGGAAACAGCCTACCAATGGTTCCAAGCTGTCTATTGGAGGGATTATGTTCCTATTCTTGAGAAAAGAGTGAAATTGGTTGGAGGGGAAATCCAAGAAGCTCCTTGTGAAGTAAAAGCCTCATGGTTTGAACCAAAGAAAAAGAAAGACCCGCTGCAAGGCGGCTGGAGAAATATGTTTTACAGGGACGCCAAAGATTATTTGAGCGAGGTTGATAATGAACTGCTCATCCTGAAATTCAAACAGCCCATGGGTTGTATTGCTGTAACCAGAGCGAAAGATGCAGATGTCTTGTCTGCTGCTAAGACTACTCAACAAAATCTCAATATTGCTTTGGCGAATTGGATGGCTTTGGTTCTTGGTCAAGCGCCTGTTGGGACAGCACTTCATCGGGTCAGAGCGCAGTCAGAAGCATTACTTGAAGATTTTTCAATCACTAATTTACACGTCTGTGATTTTTATGCTCCTGCTATTGAATACAAATTTATGTTTGTCCAGAACGATAATTTCGAAGCAACAATAAACGGTGAGATAGCGGATGAGTTACTTAGCGGGCGAGATGTTGCTCCAAACCCACTTGACGGCATCTTCCAGTCTGACCGTTTCATTTATTACATCGGTGAAGGAATTCCAGAAGTGATTGAATCTGATATTCAAGTTTATTATGCTGAGGAATGGAACAACGAGCAAGCATGTCTTGACGAGGCATTACAATTGGTCTACAAGAGATTTTCTGTCAAGTCGGTGAGAGAGATGAAGGATGTAGTGATTGCTGGCTTCCAAGTAATCCCAAACTCTGGAAAGGTTACTCAAGTTGCTTGGGAATCAGATGGAGAGATGGCGAGCACGAAAGTTAAGTACGGTGATTTCATTCGAGGCATTGATTTTCGTGCTGGGATTGATTGGAGAGAAAAAAGACCGATAGTAGTTGAGACCCGTGCGAGGGTTGACTGATATGGCCGAAACAAAAGCGCAAGAACAAAACTTCATCTCCTCAGGAATCATAGTCATTCGAGATATTTCTTATGATGTCCATCCTGATTTTCCAGGAGCAATAGGACAAGGCGGAGACACTGGTTTTCAAAGCCTGCGAGTTGCTTTCGTAGATGAATATGACGAAGAAGCAGGATTGCTAAACTACTCTATCAATTTTGAAGATGAAATTGAAGAGCTTATGATTCTTGAGCCGCGTAATTGGCAGCCCAGAGTTCACAACGAAAAACGACCAAGAGGTGAAGAGACGGCTGGCGAATTTCATCCTGATGATAGAGTTGGGGCAATCAGGATTGTGATTGACGAGAAGCATACAACCAAGACAAAATGGAACAGAAGCACTCGCTACATTCGAGAGTCTGATTTTTACATGGGCGATGCTCACGACATGCTACGAGTGCGTGGAGTCCCAGATACGGTTTCTGGAGAGAGCCCATCCAAGGAAGGTCAAAGTGATACTGGCCCGACAACACCGACTCCAGTGCCGGGAGCTGGTGGTCCAGCAACTTCTCTCCCTGATGCTGACCGTGGGCCGCGAACCGTCCTTGATGGTGGCCCAGACAAACATAACAAGCAGATGAGGTTGATGTGGTTAGTTGATAATAAATTCTATGAGCCGGCAATTGAAGGCGGTTGGATTACCACTGGCGGGCGGTTCACGAGCGAGAGGGAAGATGCTAAGAGAGACCATGAGCAGGTTTCACCACCTGGTTACGTTGCTCAAATTGGTGACATTGTTGTATTGACTCCAGATGATGTTTCGGGAGTCACAGTTGACAATGATTTGATTACCTATTCCAATATTAGGCACGATGCTCATTTCCATATGGTGCCAGCTGCTGATGGAAGACTTCATCTTACATTAACTCCGCCCGGATTGGAGCCGGATGGATTTCTCGTTATTGGTGAAATAGTTCATGACCCCAAGAAAGCGAATATCAACACTAAGCTGGGACGAGAATCAGGGCAATGGCGTCCGCAGATTCCTGTGCCGTTTTGGAAGCCCGAAGTCTACCTGACGAAGTACCCAGGCATTGACATGCCTTCGTTTGCTTACATTCCTGGGACTTCGGCGATGGCAGCTGTCTTTGAACCAGGGCCGGAAATACCGCCATAAGGAGTTTGATATGGCTTTGCCTCTACAGGGTTGGGGAGGAATGATAGAGATACCAGAAGTTCCGCCGGGAAAGAATCTCGGATTGGAGATAAGGTATTCTGCCGACAACCCAGGTGCGGCGGCAACAGCGGCATTCACCGCAACATATAGGATGATTACCGAAGGCGAGGATATGGGTGCGGGTGGGCAAGTCGAATACGGACTTTACGAGGTGCCCATCCCTGCGAGCGCGGCCAAGGAGGATTTGCTTATCTTCCGCCAGACAACAGTCAGAAACAGCAAGTTGGCGGCGGGTGACCAGATACATCTCGAAGGGTTCTATAGAGACAGAGAGAACCCGAAAGACACTTTTTTTGATAACGTTTACGTTTGCGGATTCATGTTCTACTGGACGAGCGAACCGTTTCCAGAGGTATAGATGGCTGGAATAACAGAGACAAAACAGCTGACTATTGGATTGCCGTTCATTTTCCACAACGCATTCGTAGACCATGAGTTGGACGGTTCGCATAGATTCCCTGACACAAGCTCCGACCCAATACTTGCAGGCGAGTTCCAAAGAGTCAAGGACAGGCTCAAGTTTCACGACGGCACGATAGTTCAAATACTTGCCTGGCTCAAGGATTTCACGGGTTCCATCAATGGATTGAAACTTAGTTACATAAATGCGAACACGGTGCGAATTTCGCTTGGCATCTGTCTTGATGATACTGCTCTTGGTGTTGCCGTAAGTCCAGAAGTTATCAAATCAACTGCAAATATAGACGTGAATATTACCGTGAGCGGAGTTAATGGCCTTGACACAGGCTCTGAAGCAGCAAGCACGTGGTACTATGTCTGGATTATCCGCAACCCCACTACGGAAACTGTTGCAGGCTTGCTTTCACTAAGTTCTACCAGTCCTACAATGCCAGCAGGTTATACGAAGAAACGACGGATTGGTTGCGTTCGGAATGATGCAGGCAGTGACTTCCTGGAATTCATTCAGTTTGGCAGAGGGACGGAAAGATATTACGAATACAGAGAAGAGATTGACTCAACTTTGCGAGTTCTTTCTGGCGGAACTGCAGCTACTTGGACAGATGTGGATTGTAGCTCGCTTGTTCCGCCTTGTTCTGTTTGGCCTTTGTTTTCTGCGCAGAACGATGTTCCTGCTTTTGGTACAGCTGGACAATTTCGTACAAAGGGACAAACAGTTACTATGAGAGTTGTTACAACGAGTGATGGCAGAGTGTTCTATCTGGAAACAGATGCGAACCAGGTTATCCAATATCAAAGAATCAGTGCAGCATCTATCAATATTAGCATCATTGGTTTCAGAGAAGAGCTATGATAACAAGAAAAGTAGTCGTTGAGACAACTTCCGGGAAAGTGCTCAGGCATGGTTATGCGGATTTTGTGAATGACCATTCTTTTGATGCTGAGATAGAGCAGATTATTGAATCTGGTTTTGTCTTTAATCCAGATATAGATAGATGGAATTGGTTTTGGACTGGTTCAACTTTCATTGCTCAAGGTCAACGAATCTACATAGATGACGCCAAACCTTTCTTTGCTTTGTATATACACAGGATTTACACGACACCAAAAGTTAAGAAAGTCCCAAATACAAATGTAAGAGCAAGAGAATTCAAAGGAGATAGGTCTGAAGGATTTGAAGCAGAAATTGTTTTGGTAAATGATGTAGGCTATCAGCGAGAAGTTGCAATAATCATAAAGTATGCGTTCGAGCATAGTATGACTGCCAAAGCTGCTTTTTTCAGAATGAATCATTGCATCATTCATCCAGGAGATGACTTTGCAAATTGCCCACCATCCCCAAGAAATACAGGTGCTTTGCTCACCGACATTGCTCGTGCTGAAGAAAATCCTGATGATTATACATTACTTGAAAACTCGCAGCTTGTTTTCCCTGGAATCTTCTTGGAGCCTGGTGATATAATTCTCATAGAAGATTTATACAGAGACTTCGAACATCCAGAGGATACAGGCGATGATGTTTGGATTACGAGTTTTGATGCTGTAACAAGAACACAAACAGTGGAGGATGAAGACATGTATATGTGTGAAGGTGAAAAGAGTTCTGGTTCAATATCGCAAGGTAACTCTGAGACAGTGGTGGTAGATATGGATGTAGTTGCTCCTGGTGTATTCTCCAAGAAGGGTCTGCTGGAAATGATTAAGGTGGTAGCAACTGGAGGAGTAGCAGGAACCTCAACAAGTTTTACGGTTGAAGTCTTTGAGGACGCTGGTGAGACAAAGTTAATCTGCAAATCAACTGCACATGATTCAACCGCTGCCCCTTGGTATGGGAAATATGAATGTTGTGCAGGGATTCCATTCAAGAATGCGGATTCTCCTCAGTTAGCAAAGCTTTATGTTAAGATAACAAATATAGCAGACCCTGGAAGTACAACATTTGATGTTTGTCTAAGAGGGAAGGAGCTGAAATAATGGCACTAAGTCCATGCCCGATGATTGGTTATGAAGTTATAATTGCTGCACAACAGGCAGGCGATGATTTGGGAGCAAAGATAAATGCTGGTATTCAATATGCTAAAAATGACATGGGCGGTGGCAAGGTTATACTTCCGCCAGGTATACATACCATAAAGACTGAGATACTTTACGAAGATAATGTCTGGCTTCAAGGGTGTGGCAGAGAAGCGACAATCTTGAAATTGGACGCGGGATATACATCGGACAATTTAATTAAAGGCACGAGCAAGAATGATTTGAAGATTAGCGACTTGACGCTGGATGCTAATAATTTGGAAAAGCATCTATTAAGGTTTAATGGCTGTCAGAGGATTACAGGTGAGAATCTTGGGTTCAAAAATGCGTCTGGTGCTGGCAAAGGAGCATACTTGGAGAACGCATGCAAATATGCCCACTTCAGAGAATTGAAATTCGGCACGATGCCAATTGGAATTTACATTTCCTCTGCCAGCTTTGCATCATTTCAAGAGGTGCATGCGGATAATACATGTGGAAGATTGATATTTCTGTTGGGTAGTGCGGTAGCAGATTGTATTTTTCAAGGCTTATTCTGTGATGGTTTAACCATTGACGTCCAGATTCGAAATGGGCCAAAGCGAATCCAAATTAATGGATTGCATTCAAAGTTGGCAGATGAGCATTCTATTTATTTGGAGAATATGGGGTCAGCGGGGGAAGAAATTGACATACTCAATTCTGAGATTGAAGATGCCTCTGCATCTGCCCCAGGAGTTTATTCTTGTATACATGTCGAAGCAGATTATACACGAGTCAGAATTGTCAACACCCGCACCATAAACGCAAACAGCAAACAGAAGTATGGTGTGCTCATAGATGCGGGCGCTTCTGAATGCGAAATACGCGGCGGCAAGCACGAAGGTGTGACTGCCGCATGGTTGAATAATGGAACTGGGACTTTGATTGATTCAAGGAGATAGACAATGGAAGATATAGGTTCAGAAGTTAGAAGGACGCTTGTAAAGGAAACAGAAGTTGAAGTTGTAGCAACTCAGTTCTCAGTCTTGGAAACAAGATTTCGTCCACATCTGAATAAAGTAGATGTTGAAGTTGTCTTGTATGATAACGAGAGCAAAATTGTTGGTCCAACTCTGTGGCTGACATTATCCTCGACTCCAGAACAGTATGAGGCGCTATTGCACAAGAAGTTTGAAGACATCAATGCTCTTGTAAAAGGAAAGGTGCAAGTATTATGGCAGTAAATATCAGGACAGGGTTTCAGCCAGAAGTCGATGGCGAACCCATTGGTGCAACAGGTAAGCGATATGATGTTTTCTTGCGAGACATCAAAGAATTGCGCGGGATTGGTGGTTCTCTGGGCAAGGGAATCAGAATAGTTTATACAAAGGATGACATCAAAAGTGCCTGTGAAGATGTAAATACATATTGGGTCATCATTCTTGACGGTACTTATACTTTTGGAACATCTCCCGCCATTACTCCAACTCAATATACGCGCATTTCTGCAGCTGGTGCGGTTGGTGATGTGAAGTTTGACTGGAATGGTTCAACATGGGGTGTACTTTTCAATCTAAGCGCAACATTCATCCAGCTTGAACGTCTCATGTTTGTTTCAACTGGGAATGTCTATCATGCTTGGTCTGGCGGGTCATATCATAGGTTTATTGATTGTTGGCTTTATGGTAGCAACGCGCAGGTTACGGGTTCTGGTGACAGTTCTTATTTGGAACGTTGTAGAATCGGGTCTAATCATTATGTAGACGATGATTATCTTACCTATTCGGATTGTTATTTTTACGGAACCAAACTGGCAATCCGTTCTGGTAAGGGAACGAAATTTTCAGATTGTCATGTGGCTGTAACTACACTTGTTCAAATTTACTGTAATACCGCGTATCCAACAGACCGAGATACGACTTTTGATGTTTGTACTTGGAGAGGCACTCAATCAGTAGCTTGTATTTCGTTTGCTCGCGGCAATGCCTCAACGGTTCGCAACATCAAATTTCTCGGTTGTATATTTGAGCCTCTCAATAATACAATACCCTGTATTAGAATCGGGGATTATGCCGACGTAACGGTTGAAGACCTTCTGTTTGACGGTTGCACTTTCAGGGATGCTCTTGATGCCTATCAAATTCCAAATGGCATACAAAATAGGTGGAGATTTAATAACAATATTTATACTTCAATAGCGAATAGAATATATAACTTTCCTGGTGGAACTCAGAACGATTTCGAATTCGATGATATGCACCGCAGAAAAGCAACTGCTGTTTCATATACGGTCAATGAGCGAGACAAGATAATTGCGGTCACAGATACTGCCGCTCCACGAACCATCACCTTCCCAACCACCATGATAACCAAGATGGCGAATACGAAATGGACAGTCAAAGATGAGAGCGGTGGAGCGGCTGCGAACAATATCACGATAGCAACTCAGGGCGCAGAAACGATTGACGGTGCGGCAAGCATTGCTATTTCAACAAATTATGGAAAGGTTGAACTTTATAGTGATGGTGTGAATCTGTTTACTTGTTAGGAAGGAGACCAAAATGGCAGGCGAATGGGATGCGACGGTTGTGAAAGAAATCAAAAATTTGAACTTTGACATCAGAGAAGTTGAGGAGGCCAAGAAAGTTTTTTGTTTGGTTGAATCTGAACATGGCTACGTTGACAATTTTGAATGCGATGCCCAGGATATTCAGGGACTGAGGCAGTTGCTTATTAAGCACGGAGTTTTGACATCGTAACAGAGTCACAAAATTAGGTGGACGTGAGAGTGATAAAAAGATATTGTCCTCTTTGCCATTCGACAGAGGGATTCAAGCTTGAGGGCAAAGTATCTGGTAAAGTCTCTTGGGCGATTTTGGTGTGTACTCATTGTGGTTATAAATGCGAGGTTGAAGCTGTTATCAGAGAATGTTTGGAGTGTAGTTCTGAGCAACCACATGTCGCCGTGAGAAAAGAGGTTGTGAAAACAATTTGGGCTTATGTTTGTCTCTCTTGTGGTATTTTTGTTGATTTAGGCAATCAGGGCAAAGGCGAATAAATGTCAGATTTTACTGTAAACAATTTTAACATTTCTCCTGCGCTGGTGGACAATTATCAGCAGGTAGTTATTGATGGGGGAATAGCAAAGCTTGCACCTGATGGAGACCCGTTTGGCGATATCCAAGATTCCAGTTGGGTTGAGATTCTTGGCTCTGAAATTTACTCTGGCGGCCCTGGTAAAGGTGGCGCCTCATTAGTAGAGAACACAGGCAAATTAAAATGGATTGATGGGCCGGGTGCTGAGTGGTTCTTGGGTTGGCGTAGGACAATTGCATATAAAGATGCTGATATCAAGAAGATATTTGACCCGACAGATGCGGAAGATGCAGCATCTATTTGGGGCGGTTACTTGAGGTTCTTTCTATGGAAGAATCAAGGTAATGCCGTCATGCTTAGTTATGCTGCTCACTCAATTCCAGGTCAATTCGTTGTCTTTGTATATCAACTCATTAATGGTGTTTTTATTCAATTGGGTTCCAATATATCTATTGGTCTTCAATCGCATGTAGAACTTAGAATTGAACGGGATGCTTCTGAGAACATATTCACCTTCTACTATAGAACCAGCCCAGTGGGCGGTTGGAATGTCGCGTGGGGCCCAGTCAAAATAACAGGCGCCACATTTGCCGCGAATGATGATTTGTATCCAATTGTTGCTGCTCACATCCTTCCTACCGCAAATCATGGGTTTGACCCAGAATGTGATGAATATGCACAACTCTCTGGTGCGGAAGAGCGATTTTGCCTCAACTCGCCTGACATTTTACTTTCTGATGATGGAATTGTTAGCTGGGCTTTTGATGCAGGCGTTGTAGGCACTTGGTTGCTGACAGGAGCTTCTGATTCAAAATCAGAGCCAGGAAGTTCTTCGATTCTATACAAGTTGGGCGTCTCAAGCTCTGGTGCGATTGGCGATGTAGTTTGGAAAGATGCAACTTGGCAGACTATTGTTCAAGTTGCCATAAATGCCGCTGCTGGAAATTATGATGGATACAGATATATCCATATCAAAGCTCAATTTAATAGCAATAGTATTGACCAACCGACATTGACAAGTTTCACTATCTCAGGCAGCCCCTTCTTTCCTGTTCCAGAATTTGAGGTGACCAGAGTTGAGATTGAGATTATTGATATTCCGCAAGTTCAAATTGTTGCTAAACCGAGAGTTGAAATCGAAGTTCCAGAGATAAGCGTACCAATTAAGTGGTGAGGTGAATGATGATTGAGATTAAACCGCCTTTCAAGCGAAAAGAAGGGAAACCAGTTGAATTCTTTTATAAAGATGGTGTTGGAGCTGCTATAGATGTTTCGACTGCTACTTTCTCTCTTGTCATCAAGAGAACAAAAGATGAAGAGGGTTATCTTGTAGAGAAAGTAAATGGAGATTTTGACAAGAGCCAAGCTGCGAACGGGATAGTTGAAGTCTTGCTCAAGCCCACTGACCTTGATTTGGAACCGGGAATTTATATTGGAGAAATTGAAGCTGATTTTGGTTCTGATGTTCTTGACCGTTCAGATGATTTGAAAATTGAAATCGAAAAGCCTGTGCATCATTGACGCAATGAGATTGATGAAAGGGTGTTGAAATGTTAAGCGAAGAAGATAGAAAAGAACTGAAGGAACTTAATGCCAAAGTTATCAGGGATTCAGTTCAGGAAGCTTCCAAGGCTTTTGGAAAGACAATTGAGGTCTACAAAGAATCTCATGAACAAGCTTTGGGTTATGTGAAGGAATCTGTTGGACGAGTGGAAGATGCTTTGACTTCACAAACCAAATATTGTAGAGATACAGTCAAATCGTTGACTTGTAAGATTGGTGATGCACAGAATGATGCTGTTATAGCTGTCACTAAGGCTGAGTCAGCCGAATCATCAGCAGAGGCTGCTGAGAAGAAAGCCACGGCTTGGGGCTGGAGGATTTTTCTGTTGGTAATTACTTTGGGTGTTGCTGAAGTGCTTCGGAGAATATTCTGGCCAAGCCAATGAGGAGGTGGAAGGTGTGTAGATGCTTGAGGATGCTGATTGTTGTTTTGTTTTGTTTTCTCTTTGTCGGTTGTATTGCTATTCCGACTTTTGTGGAAGATAGTGTCCACAAACTCTCCACCTCTAATCTGATAATCTCTGAAGATTATCATAAGTTGATAACAGAGAAATATGCAGGAGAGGAGTTGGAGAACAAGAAATCTTTGTTGGCAAAGCATTTGGATTTGCTTGACAAATTAGAAAAGTATGTTACTGGCCGTGGTGGCCGTATAAGCTTGCCTTGGGCAGAAGTTGGGAAGGAGGCAGAGGATGTTGAGTGATATTTTGACGGGCCTGATTGGCATCGCAATCGTGGCCTTTGGAGGGCAAGGTATCAGAGCTTTGGCCGGGTTGATTAAGAACTTCGACTTGGCCAAGAAGTTGAAGCTTGATGCTCTTATTGATAAGGCGGCTGGAGTGGCAATCCATGCCGTTGAACAATGGGGACGGACACTCAGTTCGAAACCTGAGAGCGCGAAGAAGCTTGAGAAAGCCTTGGAAGCTATGGATGTTGAGTTGTCCCGATTGCGAATCAAACTCACTCCAGAAGAAAAGAAAGCAAGAATAGAAGCTTTGCTCAACAAATGCAAAAGTGAAGTAGAACACAAAGACGCACCTACTGGCTGATTTGTTTGTTAGAATTAGTTGGGGCATCTCCTGCTTCTTTGAGGGGATGTCCCAATCTTATTTCTAAGGAAATCTTAGCCTTCAAATTCCTTTAATAAGAATAGGACAGCGATTTCAAAAGATAGAGCTTATGAAGTTAACCATCAACAATCATACTTGCCGAATTCAAGCCATAACAACTTCCGAGATAGAAGCTCTGAACAAACTGGATGAAGAGTTCTCAATCCCAGTTCCCAACTATTGGTTCTCGCCAAAGTATCGTAGAGGTCTTTGGGACGGCAAATATCATCCAATCCGAGTGAGAGGAACATCAGCAAGATTTGAGACAGGATTCCTCAACGAAGTCCTTGACCACTTGGAAAGTTTGAAAGTAAAAGTTACTGCTGAAGATAACAGAGACTTGCCTGATGTCAAGACACTCGCTGAGATTATTCATCCTGAGATTTTGGAAGGTAAGATTCTCAGAGATTATCAGGTTGAGGCTGCTAAGGTTGTGATTCGAAAAGTCAGAGGTATATTGGCGTTGGCGACCAATGCCGGCAAGACTTTGATAGCGGCAGCTGTTCTGGCTACTCTTCGCAAGCCTTCACTTCACTTAGCTCCCAACAAAGATGTTCTCTCTCAGACCTTCAAAGATTTTGTTCAGCATATGCCTTCTCCTCAATCAATCGGAAGAGCAGAAGGTGGAAAACTTGAGGAAGGGCTAATTGTTGTTGGGCTGCCTCAGACGCTTGCCAATACTAAGAAGTTCAAATCATTCCTGAGTAAGGTTGAAGTGGTTATAGTAGATGAATGCCATCACATGAAAGCAACGACGTGGTTGAAGGTAATGAGTGCTTGCAAAAGGGCAGCATTTCGCGTAGGATTGTCTGGAACGCCTTACGCTGACGAGATAGCCGAAAGGAAGCTCACTGGCGCTACAGGCGAAATCTTGATGACGGTGTCTAATGAGTATTTAATCAATAAAGGTTACTCAGCCAAACCTATTTTTCTTTTCTTGAAAAATGTCCAACCTGAGATTGAATACCTGTCTTATGAAGAAGCATACAAAGAAGGCATTGTTAGAAGTACCAGCCGGAATCAACGGATAGTTGAGATGTGCACAACAGTACCTGAAAAACAAAAGTTGATTTTGGTCTGGGAGATGGAGCATGGAAGAAGATTGTTCCAGCGCTTGAGACGTCAAGGAATTGAAGCAGAGTTCATCCATGGCTCAGAAACTATGGAGAAGAGAGATAATGTCAAGGAAGATTTCAAAAAGGGCAAGCTCAAGACTCTGATAGCAAGTACGATTTTTGATGAAGGGATAGACATCCCAAACATTGAAATCTTGGTTCTTGCTGCTGGATGGAAAACTCCTATGAGATTTCTTCAGAGAGTTGGTCGAGCGATGAGAGCAAAGAAGGTTGGTGCTAATGCTGTGATTATTGTTGACTTCCTTGATATGTCTAATTATTATTTATTGGAGCATTCAAAGAACAGATATGACACGGCAAAAGCTGAAGGCTTCCAGATTGAAGTGGAGGAATGATGCTTGAGATTTGGGATTATGTAACTGCTGTCAACGGAATCATCATGGGTTTTCTTCCCTTGCTTCACGTCATGAAGATGTTCAAAGAAAAAAGTTCAAAAGGTCAATCTGTTCTGGCTATTTTGTTTGCGGGTATTCTTTGTGGGGTTATTTGGTTTGTTTACGGATTGGGTCACAACTTGCTGGTTATTATTTTGACAAGCAGTACTGTAATCATTGTAAACACCATCGTTTTGCTGACTGTTTTGAGATTCAAGGAGAAATCTGGTGACCAAGCTTGATGACTTGCGGGTATTGGGTTTGGCGGCGGTCTATCAACAAGTAGTCTTGGATGAGTTCGGTGAGTGGAAGAATGTCCTACGCAAAAATCCCAAGAAAGTAAGGAAGTCAAAATATTACAAGACCTTTCAAAGGCTGTATCATATCTTGAGAAAAAATAGAATCAAACCTGAGATTTACTTTCGTGCGCTTTGTAAATGGATTAAGCAGTCAAAGAGATTCCCTTCACTTTGGCCATCGATGTTAACTGGGAAGACAATGCTGGAGATTGCTAAGTCCTATATGCGTAAACAGTATCTTGCTCACGACCATGACGGCAAAGCTGCTGGTAAAGCTATGAAGCGTTCAAGACTCAAAGAGATTCTATCTGAAGTCAAGCAATCTTGCGAAATTGCGGAGAGAGTTCATAAAGCATATAGTTTGAATGTTATACAAATTTGTAAAGTTCTAAGTCTTTCACCTTTCTTCTTAATGACTGAAGAACGTTACCTGGAAGATTTACTGCGTCATCGCAGAACGCCAACTCTTGAAGAAAGAGCAATAGCAAAAGAATTGATGAGACGTGATGACTTGTTCGCCCAAGTTATCAAAATTAAGAAAGGTTATGATTATGCCAATTGACAAATTTCCTTTCTCTCAAGAATTCCAATTAAGAACCTTAACTCTACTTGCTACGGATAGAGAGTTGCTTGCCTCAAAAGGACATATGCTCAAACCTGATTTATTTGAGAATACTTATCACGGCAAAGTCTTTGGTTTTCTTTCTGCTTATTTCAAGAAATACAAAGATATTCCAGATAGAGATATTCTGCTTGAGTTGGTGAAGCAAGTAGCAAGGAATGAGAGAGAGTTGAAGATTTTGAATCAAGTGGTAGAAAAGGTCTACTTGACAAAACTTTCCCACGGACAAAGAACTTTTGTCAAAGACCAACTCCGTGGATTCATTAGACACCAAGCATATAAAATCAAGCTAACAGAATCCATCGAGTACCTGAAGCGAAAGAAGTATGGCGCAATCAATCGAGCTATCAGACAGGCTGCCGAAGTTTCTGTTGACTCAGAGAATACGGGGATGAATTATTTTAAGGACGTGGAATTAAGATTGATGGATATGAGTCATGAATCAGAGACCAGAATCCCAACGATGCTTCACAAACTTGATATTGTCTTGAGAGGCGGTCTTGGGCCTGGTGAATTGGGGATTGTGCTTGGGGCCAGCGGGATAGGCAAGTCTATTGCCCTTACAAATATTGAGTTTGCGGCTATCGTGAGCGGCAAGACGGTTTTTGATTATTCTTTTGAGATGTCAGAACTTGAGAAGGGCAGAAGAATGGACTCTCGTTTGACGGGAATCCCTGTTGAAGAAATCACAAACGATGCCGAGGCTCTCCAGAAGAAATTGAAATATGTGATGAAGCTCAGAGGTCAGTATTTCATTAAGCAGTTTCCAACCAAACGAGCAACTGTCCATGATATTCGAGCACATATAGATTTAATGGAACAAGTACATGGGGTGAGACCTGATATGGTTTGTGTTGATTATGGTATGTTAGTTCAACCTTCCCAAAAGTTTGAAGAGAGAAGATTTGAGATACAGTCTGTCCATGAAGAGTTGCGCGGCCTGGCAGTTGAGTTGAAAGTACCTGTCTGGTCGCCAGCACAGACAAATAAGAAAGCTGTCAACAAAGCAGTAGTCAGGAAAGATGACATAGGTGAGTGTTGGGGAATCATTGAAACTGCTGACGTAGTAATTGCTCTTTGCCAAACTCCAGATGAAGAGAAAGAGGACAAGATGCGAATCTTCCTGGCAAAGAACCGAATTCATAGGTCATCATCAATAGTCCCTGTCAAAATGGAGAAAGACAGGATGCTTCTGAGAGACTTGTCCAACCTGCCTAAAGAAGATGATGACGAAGATGACGACGAGGAAGAGGAAGAAGATGAAGACTAAGCCAAGTCCTTTATCCTCACGAGACCAAGAAAAGCTGCTTGAATATCTTAAAGACAACTTCACCGTAAAGGATATTTCAGGCGATGAAGTCAAAGTTAATTGTCCAAGATGCCCAGAGGGTGACGAAGATGGCCACCTTTGGATAAACAAGAAATACGGATTTGGCCATTGTTTCAAATGCGATTGGGCACCTTCTTTCCGAAAGAAACTAAGGTTGATTGACAAGTCTGTCTCTGCCTCTGCTTTCGAGAAGGCCGCTGCAAGCCTTACAACTGTTGATGATGTGGTTGATATCCCTCAAATAAGTTGGCCTGATGGGATTGAATTCTTGCCTTCTGACTCGCCTTTTGGAAAATTGGCTATGTCTTACTTGGAAAAGACAAGGAAGTTTGATGCTGTGAGAGTTTGTGAGCGATACAAATTGGCTGTTTGTTCCAGTGGAAGAATGATGGGACGGATTATCTTTCCAATCTTTGAAGAAGGTAAGCTGGTTTACTACCAAGGCAGAAGTATCTTTGGGAAAGAGCCAACGTATCTGAACCCGCCAAAAGATGAAAAGGGCAGAGGGAAGTCTGAGTACTTGTTTAATCTTGATGTAGCCGCTCAAGAGGAGATTGTATTTTTGGTTGAGGGATTTTTCGACGCGATGCGAATGGGAGACTCTGCGATTCCTCTTCTTGGTAAAACTCTCTCAGAGACTCAGCTTGAGAAACTCATTTTGGCAGGAATCAAAAGAGTCTGCGTATGCTTGGATACGGATGCTAAGAAGGAAAGTCTCAAAGTCGCTGAAATGCTCTCAAATCAACTGATTACCTATATCTGTTGGTTGTCTGCTGGAGACCCAGATAAGATGTTTGAAAAGCCTTCTGGCTCCCCATCAGATAAACACTGGGTTGTACAGCGGTTTGGCTCTAAGTGTGAAGCCATTAAGCTGCAGTTGCCGACCTCTCCCTTCTCTATCCCCTAATTTCACTCAGTTTCTGAGATGTTCAGGTTTCAAACCTTGGCATCAATTGCAAATAGAGAGGCTTGGTTCTCTCAATTCCAGCGATAGATTGGCTTGTAGCTTGGCCTCTGATTTGATGGTTAGCCTTCAATTGGCCATGTCTATTTGACCCGCCTGAAATCCAGTAAGCATTGACCAACTCTGTAGCTTAGGTATTACTTGGGCTTGCGGGCACGTCTCCTCTACAGTCCAGTATTTGATGGCACGCTCGTATGAGCGGTATCTACTCGAAAAAGCCCTATACTACCGCCCCAATGACCAACTGACCATCAACTCTTGAAAATAGTTTCGACGTAATGGTCAAAAGTAGTCTGGTGTTTATGACGACTGTCGCCCTACAATCCAGTATTGATTGGGATTTGGTCATAGGCGGTAAAATCAAAAAAAATCGGCTAATTCCTACATAGCATGGCCTATTTCTGATTTGGGAAATCTACATAAACTCTTATACTACAACAAATTAGGCATACGAAAAAAAATTTCAACTTTTTCATCAAAAATCCGATTTTATCCTTTACTTCGGATGAGCCGTATCCTATTATCATATAGAGGCGGCAGGGGCAGAGATGTGAGGAGAATGAGTAAGGATTCGGGTTGTGGGAATGAAAGGAGATTGCCTATGGTGAGACCTTAGTTGCTTGTAGTTAGTCGAGTAAAGCAGAAAGGGAGAGACGGATATGGCAAAGAACAAACCCAAGAAGAAAGTGCGTGACCCCAATCCTGGGAAAATGAACGCAGTCAAAAATGACTTGCTTCGTCACCAGAATGAGTTCACGCTGGATGCGGTCAAGAAGAAATGGAAGCTGACCGCAAAGGAAGTCAAAGCCCTGAAGAAAAGAGTTACCATAGCTCACAAGACAGGGCTGTTGACTTACATCCCAAAACGCAAGAGCCGCCATAAGAAGAAAAGGAGAGGGAAAAGCCAAAAAACTTTCTTTGATGGCTTCAAAGTTCACGACAAGTCAGACGCTCAAACCTCTGGTGAGATTCTTGGTGGGGTAAAGATAGACGTGCCCGAATTTCTTGAAGGGTACATCCCTGACGAGATTTGTCTTGAGAACTATATCCCAAGAAAGATTGCTGAGCATTACGACATTGAGATTCTTGCCAGCGCTTTTCGGGAAAGAATGAATGTTCTCCTGGTTGGTGAATCTGGTACGGGCAAAAACGCAGCGGTCAAAGCTTTCTGCGCTGCGCTTGGTTTGCCTCATAAGAGAATCAACCTGAACGGCGGAAGCACCGTTGAAGATATGATTGGCTCAAGAGAGCTTGAGTCTGGTGAGACTTGCTTCCGCGATGGAATCGTGACACAGTTCTGCCGCCATGGCGGGGTTGTCGTACTTGACGAGGTAAATGCGGCTGACCCTGAGCAGTTGTTTGTGCTCCATGGTTTGACTGATGACTCCAGAACGCTGACCTTGACGCAGAAGGGAGTGN